TTGTCCAGGTTGACCGAGGAATCCACGTCCGTCGACCGCCAACGAGAACTGATCGAGAAGTGGTCCGAGATGAACGACCACACCATCGTGGGGTGGGCTGAAGACGTAGACGTGTCGGGATCTATCGACCCCTTCGAGGCACCCCAGTTAGGGCCGTGGTTCCAGGAAGACAAACGGGGAGACTGGGACATCCTGGTCGCCTGGAAGCTAGACCGAATAGGTCGACGGGCGATACCACTGAACAAAGTGTTCGGGTGGATGCTGGAGCACGAGAAGACACTCGTGTGCGTGTCCGACAACATCGACCTATCGACTTGGGTTGGCCGGTTGGTGGCCAACGTCATCGCCGGGGTCGCGGAAGGCGAGTTAGAAGCCATCCGAGAACGGACCAAGGCGTCCCGTAAGAAACTACTGGAATCCGGTCGATGGACCGGGGGACCGGTGCCATACTGGCTCATCCCAGAGAAGTTACCGGAGGGCGGGTGGGTGTTGTCTCTGAATACCGAAACCGCACCAATACTTCGCCGTGCAATAGACGAGGTGTTAGACGGTACTGCCGTACACACCGTTGCTGAACGTCTGAACGACCAAGGGGTTCCCAGTCCTGGTGGGAAGAAGTGGACATCGCAGACGTTGTGGCGGATTCTTCAGCATAAGTACCTTAAAGGCCACTCCACCGATCGCGGCAAGACCGTACGCGATTCGTCGGGTGTACCTATATCCAACTGCGAAGCCTTGCTTACTCCTTCTGAGTGGGATCGGCTGCAAGCCGTGCTAACCCAGTGGAAACTACCCGAGACATCGAATCGAGTAAAAAACACATCGCCACTTCTCGGGGTGGTTGTGTGTTACATATGTGATAAGCCTTTGTACTACCGGAGCTACACCCGCAATTACGGTAAGGGGCTATACAGAAGCTACTACTGCCGGAACCACCGAACCCCCGGAATCAAGGCCGATATGTTGGATGAGTACCTGGAAGAAAACCTTATGCGTGAGGTGGGGGACAAAAACGTCCTGGAAAGGTACTTCGTACCGGCTGAAAACCACCAAATCGAATTAGACGAGGCTATACGGGCCACAGAAGAACTAACAGCCCTCTTGGGCACAATGACATCAGCCACTATGCGTTCGTCGCTCACAGCCCAATTGGCAGCCCTGGATTCTCGTATAGCCTCACTGGAAAAGCTTCCGACGTCTGAGTCCCGGTGGGAATACCGGGAATTGCCCCGGACATACCGGGAGATGTGGGAGTCGGACGACGACCCGCAATTCCGACGAGAACTCCTGTTGAAATCAGGTATCACACTAGCCGCCACAATGACAGGTGGGCAGAAACTACACCTGCATATACCCGACGACATACTGGAACGTATGGCTTTGAAAGGAGAATGATGAGGAAGCTAGTGCCAGTGTTGCTGCTAGCGCTGACGGCATGTAGTACCAACCACGAGACGCCTACAGAAGCCCCGGTGAAGCGGGGGGTAGTTGTGTTCGAGGTCGGGGGTGACTATTCGTTCGCCTCGTACGACGACAACTACCAAAACGGTATTCGATACCAACCAGGTCAGACCCGAGTGGAACTGCGGGGCGACAACGTGCCGCAGAGCCCCAAGCCGTTGTACACCTGGGCCAATTCAGGAGAGGGCCGGGATACCCAGGCGTGGTGCCGAATCACCGTAGACGGTGAGGTGAAGGCCGAGAAACACACCGTAGGCGACGCCAACGACCCAACCTGTCTAGTCCTCTAAACGCAAAAAAGCCCCCTATCCAGGCAATACAACCAACTCGGTGTAATCCGGGTTTTGGTTGTACGACCAGGTAGGGGGCTTTTCGTGTACTACTGGTATCCCATCAGGGATAGTGCTTGTTCGTGTGATGTGCAATCTTCGATGCGACACAACGGCGTTAGGCCGTTGGCTGGGTCAAAGTCGGCGTCTAGAACTACCGCGTTCTCGTCGGCCAAGAAGACGTCGACCGTCTTCGGGAGGTGGAGCATGTTCACCGGGATACCGAGGAGGTTCCCGAGTGATTCAGCGGACGCCACGGTGATCAGGAGGTACCACGTGGTTTCACCATCGGTGCATCGGTAGTGGTTGGTCTTAGGACAGAAGTGCGGTAAGAACTCTGAGATCAGTTCAGCTGTATGCATTCTCACGCCTTCCAAAACACCCACAGAACGCCTGTAGCACCATTACCACCCCATCCGCCACCGCCGTGGCTACCGGTGCTGAAACCAGCCCCGCCACCACCTCCACCGCCGCCACCTCCGGGGTATCCACCGTTGGCACCGTTACCGCCGACAGCTTGGGCCAAGGTGCCCGTGGGATTACCACCCCCACCGCCCCCGGCACCGCCGCCGCCGCATTTGATCTCAGCACCAGCTGAGACCGCGCCTCCAGCCGTACCCGTGCCAGCCGGTAGTGCGCTGGGAGATCCGCCCACCCCGCCCATGGCGGCAGCAGACGAAGACCCTGTTGCACCGTATGTTCCATAGCTGGCTGATGTGCCAGCCTTGAACCCGCCCTTACCCCCGTCACCCCCGCTGCCGGGGGTGGAAGACGTTTGTTGGTACCCGAAGTCTCCTTGGATACCACCCGCGCCCCGCGTCGTACTTAAATACGAACCGAACGAGGTGTGTTGTGCGTTAGTCCCGATCGTTACGTCAACCGGCCAGGTAATTGAATCTGGATCTAGCTTGAGCGCTAGGTATCCGCCGTTCACACCACCTGCGCCACCATTTCCACCGGTAGTGGTGGTGCCGCTGGAACCACCGGCTCCGTTGTCGCCTGCACCGATTCCGATAACAACGAGTTCGCTTATGGTGGTGGAGGGTTTGGCGTACGACTGCGAAGACGTGATGGTGTCCACGGTGTAGCCGTTGATGACAGCTTGCTTGATCGTCTCGATCGTGGACTGGACTTCGGCAGGCGTGCCCGTAGCGGACGACCCACCGAACCAACCGTTCGTGATCGCCTGGCCGGTGGCGACGAGATCGTTGCCGATACCGACTACTGTGTCACCGAGGTCGTCCAAACCCTCAACGACAGACGAAGCGATAGTTCCGACGATGTTCCCGCCGTCTAGTTCTCCGTCCACCGTAAGTGCTTGTGTCTTACCGGTTAGCGCGTTGAACCAGTCTTGCAACATCGCTAGCGCACCGTTGATAGGGGCGGTGAACGCTCCGCTGATGATGTCGAGGATCTGATTCAGAACCGACAGGATGTACGGGATCGAATTCAACGGGTTAAGCATGTTGATGAACTCTTGAACGAGTTCACCGAAATCGTCTGATACTCCACCGGTTACCTGACGAAGGAACCCGAGGAAGTCTCCGACCAACAACAGTTTTCCGAGACCTGTGAACCAGTTGATGATTGTTTGTACCGCTGTAGGGACGTCTTTGAACATCGCAGCGGTCGCGCCGGGGATGGCGGGCATGAACTGCTTGAGCACGTCCAGGGGCATCCTGAGCAGGTTGGCTGCGAGGGCTCCCAGCTGGTCGATGAACGAAACCACCGGCATGTATAGCGATTTGGCTACCGTCTCGGTCATGTCCTGACCGAAGTTGAACCCCTCGCCGTTGGCGTTATTACCGCCGACTACGTAGGCTCCATCGGGGGCGGGCTGATGCGGGGTTGTCATCGGTGCCCCCTAATCAGTCGAAGGCGGTCACCTTCGATCCTGTCTTCACGTTCTTGCTGAACGTCCTTGCGAAGATCAGAGATGTCCCGCTCCATGTTCGAGAACCCGGTCTCTACCGCCTTTGTGAGGCGGTCTATGTCCGCTCGGAGGTTGGTACCGTGGTCGTTCTTGACTTCGTGTTTGATGGTCTTCAGGTCTCGGTTCTGCTTGCGCAGGTTTAGCCACACCGGCAGTACCGCCGCCAGTAGTCCAGAGAGGCTAAGGCCAAACAGGGCAACGACGTCCATCCAATCGTCCGGGTTGAACGGAGTGATATTCACTTCGGAGTGACGTGTCTACGAATCCACAGGCCGAGGATGATCGGGCCGACCACGCCGTACACAGCCATGATGGCTTCGATCGCGGCCTGGTCTAGAACCTGCTTACCGACGATGACAGCGATCAGGTTGGCGACGGCGAACAGACCGGCGCGAACCACGACGGGTTCGGTTGCCTTCTTGACGATCTCCTCGAACGTGTCGTCGTCATCTACGACCAGACCGCCCGTGTCCATAGGGTCGTTCTCAGCCATCTCCTGGCTCCTCTCGATTAAGTTCTTGTGCAACATCTCTGCGGGGTAGAGGCCCCGGAAGTCGTCCGTCTCTCTCGAACTGGCGCAGCATGACGTCGCTCTCTTGGATGGTCATTTCGCGTGTGTCGGGGAGTACGACAGGTGGTGGGGTAGCCGTACCAACCGGGACCCACCGGGCAGCGTTGTTGTAGATGTGGCTAGGGCCACGGAACGCGCCTTGTAGTTCTATCGTCTGCTCGGGGAGCTGGCTGACGTGGATGTTGCCGTTCTCGTCAGCCAGCCCTTCCAAGTAGTCCCTATGTCTAAACCCGCACTCCCACAGATGCTTAGACCACTGCCGTAGAAAGCCTGGGTGCGTTACCGCACCGATACCGGCGAACGTGGGCATATTCCGCAAGGCCCAGACAACGTGCTCTTCTGGGTTGTGCGGATCGGCTTCTTGCTGTGAGGGAATGCCGGGTTTGAAGGTCATGGCGGGCCTTTCGTGGCCAGACCGTACCGGTTTCGGTACGGTTCAGCCGTTGTAGTTACAGAACGCCAAGGTCACCGAGCGACGAGTTAATGTCGCGGATCATCTCGAACGCCTTGAGCATCGGATCTTGTGGTTCGCGGTATCCGACTTCGATCTCCCAACCCTTAGGGCCGTCTGCACCCCATGAGTAGCTGATCTTGGATACACGTTCGACAAAGATCGTGTACGGGTCAGGGAAACCGAGAACCGTTGTACCGATGCGGTCTCCGAGCCAGAAGTGACCGTAGCCGGGTGCCCCGATGTAGTACGGGGCTGCGTCCGAGATCTTCAGCGTGTGCGACGTATGAGCCCTGGTTGCCCAGATCTTCGCCCGGATCGCCATGATCGCGGAGAGCGTGAACGCTTTGTCCGCGCCGTCTGCCCATCCCTCGTAGTAGTGGAAGTCGCCTAGCCCGGTGATGGCGTTCTCCAACCCCGGAAGGGGCAGCGAGAGTTCCATAGCCCGTAGGGTCGGGATCTCCATGAACGCCAGGATTGTGTCCGAGTAGATCGGATTAGCGATAGCGTCGATGGCACCACCGATGGGCGGTAGCTGAACTTCGATGGCAGCCGAAATATGCGCTGCCAGTAGGTCTCCACCCATCTGAATAACCGCTGAGATAGCCTCGTTGACGCCAGGCATTGACTGCCCACCGGTTAGGAACGACGTGTCGGTAGCCTCGTAGTACTTGAACTCCGAGGACTTGATACCGGTTAGCGGACCCTCTTGGTAGACGACGTGGGGTGCCTTCGGGTTGGTCCCGAGGAACCACGGCACGTAGTACTCGCCGGGGTAGGTCGGGTCACCGTGGTATACCTCAACACCTTCGGTTGTGCCGTCCGATGCGATGTTGACGATCGCGCGGACCAGACCGACGAGTATCGAACCACCGAAAGCGGTTTCGGTTCCCCAGCCAGACTTATCCTCGATGTCCCAGACCAGGCAGCCGTTACGCAGCGGGAAGGTGGTCTCGTTGAGAATGCCACCGTACTTGTGCGCGAACGGATGTGGGTCTTCACCCTTCAGGTACCGGCGTGGAACCCACGACAGCTGGGCATCTTCCATGACCCGTTTGGCCACGTCGAACATCGACTTGAACCGGGAGAAGACGATTGCCAGATTGGAATTGTCGTCCAGAAGGTCCAACGGGGAGCAGATGTTCCGCCAGTTCGACGGTAGGAACGACAGGCCCATCCACTCGGTTGGATCTAGTGGGTTGTCAGGCAGCGTGAGCCACGACGTCTCCAACCGGAATAGGTTGACGAACAACGTGACCAGCAAGCACCACTTCGCGGGTCCGAAGATTACCCACATCTTCGGGAACTGGAACTCAGGCCGTAGGAACGGGTTAGCCCAGCAGTACATGTGCTTGAGTTCTTCGATGTCGTGAAGGAAGGTGATCTCTAGGTAGCAGTCACCGGACTCTTCACGGACAACGCGGTAGGACTCCATGCGGCCCGACCACCGAGCACCTTGCTTGTCGAAGGTCACGTGGACGTTGCGCTTGGCTCGGCCCCGGAAGTCCATTACCCATTTGGCTAGATAGTGGTCTAGGGACAGCTGCAAAGACGCTGTGCCGGTGTCGTTGTCGATAAACTCGAACTCGCCCTTACGCTCCCCGGCGACTACACCCCGGAGGTCAAAGTCACCGTCGTAGAGACGGGTGAGGACGGGCTTTAGACGTTGCTTCTCACGCCAGCGGCGGGACTCCATGACCCGGTCCCACAGGAATTGAGCATCCTCTTTGGATCGGATCGACATCTACTATTCCAATCCCCAAGGGCGAGACCAAGGACGGGGTACGCGAAGTTGGACCATCTGGCCTGGCTTCGCACCTGACACGGTGATCTCGAATGTGGCGGTCTTCGTCCATGGTGGGATAGAGTTTCTGAACCTGACACCGTTCATGCGTTGCCACACAGGCGATCCGTTGAGCGCGGTGACCTGTTCGACCCGAGGATCGGTATCGATCAAGCAGTCTTCGGCACCTGCGGTGTACCCGGTGGTCGACTCGTACACCTGGACGTAGGCCGTTGTCGGACTGAACGAAGACGAACCGGTCATCAACTTCACCGGGGTACCGGCGAGTGATCCCGTGAACGCCACGGTGTACGGACGGGTGCCAACCAGGAACGCAGGGCCACCGTCTACCACTACGTTTCCTGCACCTATAGCCGGTAGGGCCTCCAGGGCTGCTTGAACCGTTGCAGCAGAAGCGGTACGAGATAGGTTCACGGTGGACTGACCGTTGTAGGTCAGCTTCCACGTTCCCGACGTCGGCTTGCCGACGATGTTGACCACTTGCACAGATGCGGTACGCAGTCCACCGATAAGAGACGGTAGGCGCAACCTACGGTTAGCGAACTCCGGGTCGTCGAACGAGTAGTCCGGGATAGTCCAGATAGTCGCGGGAGACGTGGGGGCACCCAGCCACGGAAGAAACGGGATGTACGGCTCTGACGGAGGAAGCTCTGAACCGGGTACAGCCCACTTGGGGAAGACCGTTTGGTCTGTGGGGTTTAGACCGTGTTGTGTATCGCCGTTGGCGATCTCGATGTACAGCGTCTCTTTGGGGAGTTCTGCCAGCGGCCACGGGAACGGCAGATCCATAAGGATCGGGTTGAACGTCGTGTCCTTCTGACACTCGGCTTCCCACGTCGCGTCTTCGCCGTACCAGAACGGGTCGCCAGCGATGACGGTCATTTTGACCATGTTCATCGAGCGGCCATGGGGGTCGGTGACGAGATCTACTTCCATCGCCTCGCCCAGGCGACATTTCAGCGTCCGGCGACCGGAATCCTCTGTGGTGATGTGGATGTAGGTGTCTTTGTCGTAGTCCCACATTTTTCGCCACTCGGAGTCACGCGACTGCCAGGAGTTCTCGCCGTGCTCAGCGTCGTTCAGAATCCATACGCCGAACGTCATGTCACGGCGTAGGATTCGGTGGTTCAGGTAACGAGCGCCGGGGTAGTTCCCCGGCTCCTCGTATACAACCTTCACCGGCGGGTCAAAGAACCCTTGAATATCGGTGGCTAGGTGCATACCCCGATCACCCTCTTGGGGACCGGCGATGGTGGCCCATTGGCCGTTGCAACCTTCGATCTCTACGACGGTTTCAGCGATCAATGTTCACCACCTATCCGCTCTTGCCGACGACACCTAGTGCCTGCTTGTTCAACTGGTTGTTCTTGACGGCGATCGTGTCGTCCACGTTGGACGTGTTGAAGATCTGCGTTAGACCGTTGCCCAACATCTGTTTTCCGATCTGAAGACCCTGATCGAGGGCAGCGGTTATAGCCCCGCCGCCGATACCTAGGTCGTCCTTCAGCTGACTGAAGTTGGCTTCTCCGAAGCCGAACGCGGTATCAAGTCCCTTTTGGCCCAACGCTGGAAGGTCAATGCCGAACTGGTCCTTGACGCTCTTGGCGATGTCCGCAGCGACGTTGGTGATCTTTTCCTTCTGTGACTCCAGACCATCAGCGAAACCCTGACCGGTGAACTGGCCTACTTCGTGCATTACCCTTGAAGGGGAATGAATTCCGAGAAAACCAGTGACAGCGTTCTTGACTGAGCTAGCGAGTTCCTGGGCTTTGGCGATAGCCGAACCGATCAGAGATCCAATGCCGTTTATGAACCCCTGAACCAGTTGGGCTCCCGCCTGGAATCCTGCTTGGAACAGACCGGCCAGGGCGGCGGTGATTCGCCCAGGCCATGTAGTGACCTCACCGATGATCTGGAACCCACCGTTTATAACGACGTTTAGTACGCCAGCTAAAACACCGCTGACCGTTTGAATTACGCCGTTCCAGGCAGCTTGGGCGATACCGGGTATCTGACCCCACAGAGACGCCATCTGGGTAGGAACCTTCGATAGCTCGGTGAGGATTGAAGCGGTGAGACTTCCGATGCTCTGCTGTAGGCCGGTGAATATGCCGGACAGCATCGTGGAAGGACTTGTGCTAGTTAGTCGATCCCACCTATTGATGAAATCGGATACCGCATTGGCGGCGATTACCAACAGTCCGACTAGCTTCTCCAGCATAGTCACGATGGCCTGTAGTTCCTTCTTGAACCCTTCGACCTTCTTGGGGTCGGAGAAGAAGTCCAGTACGCGGCCAGCGATGTTGACTAGTCCGCTACCTAGTATTTTCAGGGTGTCCCCGAGGCCCTTCAAAGCGACATCGAACTTGGACACCCCGTCTGGCCCCGCCGTCGTGAAGTCCTTGACCCACTTGCTGAACGAGGCACCGGTATCCGAGAACCATCTACCGATATCGGGGAGCTTGTTAGAGAACCCGTTGATCAGATCAAGGAACCCTTGGGTGAAGTCCCGTATACCGGGTGCCGCTGCCGTCAGGCCACTAGCGATGTTGCGAATCGTCTGATCGAGTTTGGCAAGGTTGGCGGGATTGGTCAGCACGTCCGCGAACGACTTAGCCATATCAGCCAAACCCTGTGTGACGCTGGGCAATGCCGCCTTCAGCGTCGGGAATATGTCTTTCAGCTTCTCGAAGACAGGCGTAAACTGTTCTTCGACCTTCGCGGACATCGTGTCCCGAAGTTCCTTGAACGGCTTCTCCAGTACCCCGGCTGCTTTCTTCAGTCCATCTAGACCGAGAACCAACGCACCTATCGGCGCTACCACAGCCGTAATGAGCCCAGGGAGCGCCAGCAGACCTGTGGTTAGGGCACCTAGAAGACCTACGATTACCGGTGATAGGAGCGAAATGGCCGAAGCTATCAACGCGTAACCTGTTGCGTTGATGCCGAATCCGAACGAAGGGGGCTCGATATTGGACAGCCGGTTCTTCAGTTTGGACATCATCGTTGCGAACCGCATACGGAACGTCTTGACATCCGGTTCTACCGGTACTTTGACAGCGCCCATCTTTTGCAGACGTTGCCGAAGCATGTAGTCGAACTTCGGGTCTAACTTGAGCTTGATCGTTTTGTCGGCTGTGTGAAAACCGTTCTTACGCAGGATCTCGCTGTTCTTGTCGACATCGACCTTGACCTTGGCGTTGTCTAGGCCCTTGGTGGCTGCACTTACCTTTTGCCGGAAGCCGCTCACGTCCGGGTCGACGTTGATCTTGGCCTCTATGCCTTTGGTAATTGCCTCAAGTTGTCGCTTTAGATCTCGGCGGAACCCGTCTGTGTCGGGGACGACCCGGATGGAGATTCGACCGACTTCACGGCCACCGGCTCCTGCCATTGTTCGGCCTTCCTCTTCTTCACCGATGCAAGGCGGGACTTAGCGATGAACGCGAAAGAACCCGGCTTGTCGGGGGTTTTTTCTTTGGGCCGCCTGTCCCTGGGAATTGGGAAGGGCTTGGGGAACTGTGGCTTTCGCTCTACGTGGGCAGCCGTGTAGAGCCACTGAATAGCCCGGAGAGTTTCTAGCGAGTACACGGACACACATCGGTCTAGGTCCCACCCTCGGAACTGCTGACCGCCGTTCAGCTCAGCGGCATAACGGGATTTGGAGCCGAGTCCACCTATAAGAACCAATAGCCAACGAGGCGTTACACCGGAATCCGCGTCCAGAACGTCGCGGATGTCTACGGTGTACGTCTCCATCAAGTCGGCTGCAAGGTACTGTCCGTGCTTGTCGATTAGCTCTCCGAGCTGGAGGCTTCCCCCGCTTGGGTGTCGCCCATCCACGCATCAAAAACCTGCATGATCAGGGACATGTCACCATCTAGAGCGCTTATGAGCTTGTCCGGTTTGTCTGCGACCTGGTACAAGATCTCTTCCGCAAGATTCGTGAAATGATCCAACTCGGATAGAGACATTTCGTCCCCATCGTTGCCAGCGACGTCGAGGGTCTTGAGTTTTTCGAGCTTGTCGGCAACTTGCTTGCGCTGCTCCGATTTCAGTCGAAGCAGATTGCGCAGCTCCACATGCTCGCTTCCGATCTCGATAAGCACTGGGGCATACTTGCGGTCTAGTTCCTCGCGCATAGCGTCGAGGGTGAATACGTTTGACATAGCGGGCCTTTCAAGTATTTAGGCGGGCCAGCAAGAGAGGGGAGGGGCAGGCCCGCCAAGGTGTACCCCTCCCCGGTCAGACGACATACGATGGCCGTATGTCAAGTCCTTAATCCAGGAAAACCCCGGAGATCCAATCGAATAGGCGGCGAGCGCCCATCTTCAAGAACGTCATTTTGACCGGCAATCCGATGAACGAATCGACGTCCATCTCCACCGAGTCATCACCACGGATCGATGCCTTGGGGGCGTAGAATCCGATTGAAGCGGGACCGTCCACGATGACCATCAGGACCGCACGTTCGATCGGAGCGAACGAACCGTCGACACCGAACACGCCTGTGGTACCGGCTGCGTCAGGACCGTAGTAAAGCTCAAGGTTGTTCTTGTCGAACTGCTCCAGCTTGACAGTCACGAAATCCACTCGGGGGTCGCCCGATAGGGTTTCGCGGAGCGCCTTGTTCTGCCAGGTACCCTTTACTTCGGTGTCGCCGCCATCCTTGCCGAACTCAGGTAGATCATCGCGGGAAGTGTGGCCAGTCAGAGCCCAACCGTTAGGAGCAGTGGTAACAGTAACGTTCGCGGCGGGGGTTGTTCCACCTGTGAGCGACCCGGTGGCCGAAGTGGCTATTGCCGATCCTAGTTTCTCGCCTACGTACGCGATGGTGAACCCGTTGGTGTCGGAGATGGACGTGCCTGATACCAACACGTTCCCCGTGCCAACCGCTGCAAGAGCTTCCAGCGCTGCTTGTACTGCGGCTGCGGAAGCGTTGTAAGGCAATGCAGATGTGGTGTCACCGCCCGCAGTAACGGTCAGTGTTCCACCCGTGGGGGAGCCTGTCACCTTGAGTGTGTGTACCTGAGCACCGAACGTATCCGGGTCGAAGTTGTCAATCTCAGCGGGGGAGGGTGCTGCCGCGCCAATGGTATTGGTGTAGACGTAGCCTACGGCAGCTGTGATAACGGCGTCATCATCAAGAGCCATTGTTTCCTCAATTTCTAAGTGGCCGTAGGCCGAATTTGATTAGCCCTTGGACACGCCATGTGTCTGTGTATGGGGAGTCGAACTCGGTCGCCCCCATGGTTTCCTCCATCGAATGCAGGTACCCATGGGCTGTTTGGGTCTGCCTTTTGACCGCGTCGTACAGTGCTAGTACCGCGTCGTCGTAGAGGTCGTAGGTGCTGTCTAGGTCTTCGTTCCCGATGAGGGTCAGTTCAATGACGGGGAACGACAGTTGTCTTGGCCTACGTGGGTGTCTCGGCCCACCTATGCGGCGCACGTTGAAGAACGGGAACCGCCGATAGTCGACGTTCTGAACCCACGTATCGACAAGAGCGTCTGGAAACTTCGTCTGAAGGATCTCAACTACGGTGTCGGTAATTGACTGGGGCAACTACTTCCCCTTCCGACGTGGACCTGATCTAGGCGCAGCATCCAAACCTGATGCAGTAGAAAGGATGTAGAGACCGGGTACGTACTGGGGGTGGTCTTCATCCTTGTACTTGCCCTCTACCCAGTGGCCGAACTCGATAGACAGAGCGGCTTCGTCAACCAGATTCACGAACCAGTCGACGTCGCCCTCGGTGCGAGTTATGTGCGCGGCTCCTGTGTCGTGGTGCATCGCTAGCCGTCGTTCGGCTTGGACTTCCACCCGGCGAGCCGCGTCCCCGACTGCGTGGTGTACGCCTTCGAGGTGGGACACCACGTGGTTCATAGCCTTTTCACCGATGAGTTTGACGGACATCAAGACCTCTGCATCAAGTACTCGACGTGAGCGGTTCGTGGAGATCCCATGTACCGCTGCGGTATCCCGAAGATCCCGTAGCGCTTGCCTTCCCATTCGATCTGGGATTGCATGCCTAAGATCCCGTGATCCGCGTCGAACGAACGCGGAAAACGGATTCGGTAGAAGACCTCCGACTCGAATCCCTCGTTGTCCTGCTCAGCACGTCGAGCCGACGTACCTGAAGACGACGCAACCTGGATGCGTGCCGGTGTCGGTACCCCTATATCGGAAGCCTTAGTAGTTGTGTTCCCATGACGGTTAGATTCCGTAACCTGGGGGTAGACAACGACGTCCGAGTTCATTACGTCGAGCTGACTCATAGTGGGAACCAGAACTCGGGTTCGCAGGTATACGCGATATCCGGGATCAACGGGGCGATGACGAACATCGCTTGCGAGATTCCTAGTAGAGCCCACTCGTTGTCGAGTATTTCCAGCTCCCCCGTAGCGGTCTTCCAGTTGATCTGGTACGAGTAGTTCCCGTCCGTTTCCCCGGTGTACGCGTTAGGGTTTCGTACCAGCCGTACTACTGCGTTGGCCTCGATCATCTTGACAATCTCGACGTCGATCTTGTCGTCGGTTATCTGGTCGTCCAGGTCCGGTATTCGGGACCGGATGATCAGCTCTGCGTCTGCGAGTCGTGCGGCGACCATCGTCGCCTCATCCGCGCTCAGCTCTCGTCCAAGCCGTCCTGACACGTCAGAAGGGATTGCGTAAGCCATAAGTACCCCTTCCAAGGGAAGGGAGGGGGCCTCCAAAGAAGCCCCCTCCGTTCAGTTCAGATGTCAGACGACAGTGACGCTGGGTGAGCCACCGGTCAGGCCGGTGCCGTCGATCTCCAGCAGACCTGGAACGGTGACGGTGTAGGTTCCAGCAGAACCGGTCACAGTCACATCGGCGGCGGCTACGCCGTCGTCAATCGCCACGATCGCGGACTTCACAGCGGAAGCCGCTGCGTTGTAGGCGATGTCGGCGGAAGGCATACCGTTCAGAGACAGCTTGAAGTTACCCGCAGTAGCGCCGCCCAGAGCGACCGTGTAGGTCGTGGTGCCCCGGTTGGAGAACTTCACGAACCCTTCCTTGTCGCCCAGGACCCAGCCGAAGGTGCACTCCACCAGGATTGCGACCTGGTTGGTCTGCCACATCGAAACGGTGTTGGTGCCATCGGTGAGCGAAGCGGTGTCGCTGATCTTGACCCGGATCTGATCGGCGAATCCCCAACGAAGCTGGGAGAAGTCGCCACCGATAACCCGGATACCCGAGTCGGTGCAAGCGTCCAGGTCACCACCGACGCCACGGCCAAAGTGGGCGGGGAGACCGAGAATATCGGTAACACCCGCCGCTAGATTGACCCTGGTGTTGTCGACGTTGCCGTTAGCGTCCCGGTGAATCGAGGCGCGGGCTACGGTGGACCGAAAACGGGGGTCTACAGCCCACCCATCGAAGTTGAACTTCGAGTTGGCATTGACCAGGTCGTAGCCGTCAAGTAGGCCATCGATGATGTTGCCCGCAGTCAGGTTCTTGTAGTGCGAAGTGTTGGCGATGACGTTGTCGGTGTCGATGCCCTGAAGGGCAGTACCTCGGAGAGCGTCCTTACCGTGTAGTACCGCAAGGTCAACACCACGACCGATCGCGAACGCCAAGTCGCCCTGAAGCTGCGTGTAGAGACCGGCGGGGTTCTTCTGTGCGAACTCTTCCGCGACGGTAACGATGGTGGCCAGCTTGATCGGGCTGAAGGCTCGCGTGTCCCACGCGGTACCCGAGATCGGCTTCGTACCACCTTCTCGCTGTGCGTTGGAAGTACCGGTACCGACCTGACCGACAGCGGGACGCTTAGTTGTGGTGGGGATTACGGTCTCTCCGTAGCTCACCGGGATCTGCTCTCCGAGGCGCAGAACAAGCGAGTGCTCCTGTGCCTGATCAAAGATCGGACCGACTACTGTCGGGGGTAGAAGTTCGGACGGCGTGTAAGCCAACCGGCCCTGGTGGTTGTCGGTTGTGTTGGGGGCAAGCTCATTCAGTTGAGCCATGTTTCAACGTTCCTTATCTAGTAAGTTTCGATTTGAGAAGTGCGGCGAAAGCGTCGGCGGGACTTGCGCTCGTAGCCGCACCACGGCCCTGTGACGGGTCGTAGGCGGGCGAAGATCCCAGAGCGCTACCGAAGATCGACTTCAGTTCCGCCGCATGGGCTGCCAGTTCGTCCTCCGTGGTCCCCTGGAGCGTCTTGGCGAAAGCGAAGACTTTGTCGTTGGGGACTTCGGCCTTGATAGCCGTGACCAACTTGTCGAAGTCGGTCTGAATCGAGGCACTTGCGTTGACCGCCTGGGTCTTTTCCGCAGTCAAGGAAGCAACTTTCTCCTGTGCTGACTGCAATGCGTTGTTGGCCTCTCGGAGTTGGACGCGGTAATTAGCCGCCTCCTGGTTCGCAGATGAGATCTGCTGACGTGCCCAGTCGGGAAGGTCGTCTTCTTTAGACGGCTTCGCAGCGGGCGGTGTCGGCTTCGGTGCCTCGGGTGCAGTGGCTTCCGGGCTTTCGGTGACGGTTTCTGACATGAAAGTGCCTCCTGGGCAATAAAAAAGCGCCCACCTGGGGCGCTTGGATGTGACGGGCCGACGAAGAGCTACGCGACAAACGCGAAATCTTCGGGTTTGATTTCGCCGCGAGACAACTTGCGGCGCAGGGCATTTATCACGTCGTCGTTCAACGTGATCGGCTTACCCTTGTTCTTTCCCGCCGTGTAAACACGATCGGGTTCTTCTTCACGAAGTTTCTTGGCTTCGTTGGTCGCTTCGATCCACAGCTTTTCGGCTTTGAGATATGCGGCCCTACCTGCCCAGTCTTCGTTCTTAAACACCGGAACGACCTTGCAGTCACAACCGGTATGCCATTGCTCCATGTAGTCGGAGATGTCCTCACCGTTCAGGTGCATCTCGACAGCAGAGAGGTGGTCCAGGTCAAGACCCGCTGTGACAGCGTCCATGTAGACCGGACCACGGGAGATGAGCATCAGGCACCACGCGCAGGTTTCCCTACCTGTGGCTACCCGCGCCCACCCCTGAACACGACGAGACTTCTTGCGAAGATCCTCTTCTGAGAGTTCGTCGGCCAGATCGGTGTCCGATTCGACGGCTTGGATAATCTGCCGTCTAGCACCGTTCTCTACAGATCGAACCGCGCGGAGCGCGATGTGCTCTACCGCGTCTCGGCTAGACCTCATCTCCATCAGATCCCGGCGAACCGGTTCCATGTCGAACACAAAGTCGCTGAACTCGTAGTTCTCGATGAACCGGTCATGCCTTGGCAGATCGGGGAAATGCATTGCCCGCTGGTCGTCGTAGAACTTACGACCGAGAACCGCTGAATCCCAACGGCCTTGTTGCACCGCAGGGAACAGCAGTTCTAGGGACTTACCCCAGTTGGCAAGGGACAGCGATTGTCCTGCCGCTACGATGAATTGGGCGAACGACTCTACGTACCTAGCGACGGCTGCGGAGATGGCGAGCTGTGCGGCTGCGTACTCCTCCGGTGTCACTTCGTACTACCGGTGCTAGCGGGCTTCTTGGTCGCAGGGTCCGGTTTAGGTGTCGCATCGGCAACGGCCTTCGTCTGCGCGTAGAGGTCGGTGAGGGTTGACTGACGATCTTCTGCGTCCCACTCGCGCATCTGGTCCCGCTGCTCCGAGGTGTATCCGAGATCAATTCGGGTTTGTTCCTTGGGGACTGGGCCTTGTCCGTTGGCGTACAGCTTGGTAGCTGCGTCTGCCTTAGCCGAGATCGTCGGCGTGGACGGGTCGCGCCACACGGTCTCAAGCCGGTGGTACTCCTCGGGAACTTCCTTACCCATTACCTTCGTGGCGAGTCTCATAGCGCGCTCCCAGGAGCCTCCGAACATCCGCGCCTTGCGCTCACACGTCTTGACCAACCGCGACTCGGAAGCCTGAATGGCTTCTGCCGAGGCCGGGTTGTCCGACGAGAACGAAAGATACTGCGGCGGTAGGCCGGTGTACGCGGCGAACTGCTTAGCGAGTTCGTTCAACTCTTCTGCGAAGTTGCGTAGGTCTGCTGCCTTGAACTCGAAGGACTTGCCGTTCGGATTCGAGAGCGCCAGAAAACGCCCGTAGTACAACTCGGCTGTAGACGCCACATTGCCGTCGACGTTTGTCAGCTGTCCTCGGTCAACGCCGAAGAACCCTCGTAGTGGTACGGCGATCAGTTCGGAAGCCGCTTGTAGGTTCATCAGGGTCCGGGCCGCCGCGTCGGTAAGGGATCGGATCTCAGGGGAAATCTCGGACTGACCCTGACGGTCAGACAGTTTGGCGCGGTTGACCAACGGGACCACCGGAACAACACCGAGGTTGTGAACCACCGGAGGGCCGTCCTGAATCCACTTGGACGCGGGACCCTGGTCTCGTCGTAGGTAGATGGTGCGGTCGGGGAGTAGCAACGTGGCCGCGTCCGCGACTGCCCTACCTTCGATCAGCGCGTTCGGGTCGGTGGAGTCGAGGTGGTAGAACCGACAAGCCCTCGTCACGTTGTGGGTACGCGGGTCCAGCTCTGCGTACATCGACAGCGGGGACTCCAACCGGATAAGCGGGTAGTCCGCGTCGTCGTTGGGTCCTGGGGCTGCGACGGTGATATACGAGCGCCGGAACGTCATAGCGTCCATATGGCCGAGACCCGACTCTTCGTCCAGGTCGTTGTCTTGCCACCACTGCCAAAGTTCCTCTACGCCTTCGGATTGTCCGTTTACCCGGAACCCTTCGACGTCTAGTCGTTCCTCAATAGCGCGTAGATACAACGCGGGCCAACCGACGTTTACCCGAAGCTTTCGCATCTCGGGGGGTACGCCGAGGCCGATGGTCTCCAGCCTGTAGCTGGAATCCAGGTACGACTCCGACTGTTGCAGCTCGCCCATCTGCCCAGATAGGACGTTCTGGAGGTGAGTTACGTGGTCCTCGTATTCCGTCACGCGTACACCACCCCTCCCTGTCCAGAGTTGTTGTTGCCCATTAGGAATTCCTGTCTGCAACCGAAAGCCAGAACTGCACAAACAGCGGCGTCGATCTTGCGCTTTGAGTCTTTAGTGGCCTTGCGGATCGCTATGGCGTCGTACGTCGTCGGAAACCGCTTGGCGTTCAACACATGCGCTCGAAGAACTGGATCTCCGTCGTGGACTACCTCTCGTTCGATAACTGCGTCTAGGAACCGCTCGCAATCAAGCGCGAACTTCTTTTGGTTCCCCCGCATGTCAAAGGCGACAGGGTTGTTCGGAGATGCGTTGACTTTCAGCCGGTCCTTGAAATCGCGGCCCCACAGGTCGACGTACGCCTCGAACTCCTTGACGTCAGCCCTGAAACCGACTACGTCGTAAGCCTCGAAACACGACCGGACTGTCGCGTCTACCTGATCTCGGGGGACTTCCTCCCCTGGGAACTTCAGCGGGTTCCACGCGTTGATCAAGAACAACATCCCGTCGTGTACCCGGCAAGCAACCAACGCCGTCCAGTCGTTCGACTTAGATCCGTCGAACCCCAACGTGATTCGGTCGCCCTTGTTGAGTTTGTACAACGGGTCATACATCGCCAACCGGTCCCACTGCGTAGGTGCTATCCACGCGTCTTCCGCTGCGTTGACCTGGTTTAGAAACTTTCGGCGGGACTCGGTGATCGGGTTCTTGACGTCTAGGATCGACTTGACAATTTCATCGACAGGGAGCCAGTACGAATCACCACGCGCTACCTCCACACCCTGGCGTAGCTTTTCTACGCCAGCTGCGAAGCCCTCTGGGTCTTCCTTCTCGGAAGGGATCTCGGATACCGGTGTATCCGGGGGTGCTTCTAAGGCGTCGTAGAGCAGACCTGTGTCGACCGCCGAACCTTGTTCGATCGCAGCCCATGTGTCGTACACACGCTCCGCTACTGAGTCGTTTCCGGGGATGTGGGCGTTGCAGATAGCCAACTTCCGGGAACCCGGTATCTTGGTCACGTTGCCTTCGATTACCGCGTCCATCGCGTGACCGTCGTTTACTTCACCCGACGGTCCCGAACCCCACCACTGGATTTCGTTCTCAATGACGAACGTGGGTCGGTTGCCCTCCATGGACGCGGGCGACGAAGTCGCGGCGCTGATCTGGCCACCGATCTCCGAGTAGACGACGAACTTGTTGACATCTAGCCCGTAGGTCTTTCGCAGCCTGTTCGAGATCATTACTGGGAACAGCGAAAAGGTGTTCTTCGTTTGATCTTGGCTGACCGCCGCAACCGTGATCCACGCAGCGTGCCGGGGTTTACCTACCGGGTTGCCCTCGTCGTCAAAGTGGGAGAACGCAACTGGCCCGCATAGTTCTACGAGTGCTAAGGCCGTTACCAGCGGGTCTTTACCCGCGCCCTTCATCCTGCGGAAGCAACCTTCTCGGTATACGTATTGCCCTGCTTCGTCTACCGCGTACCACCAGAGAAGGAACCTAGCCTGTTCTAGCGTGGGTATGAATGGGCCAGCCCCTGCGGGGGAGTTGACGTACTCGTACAGCCAATTGATAACGCCCCACCCGAGAGTCTTCTCGGGGAGATGCCAACCGCCGTCCACCGTCTTCTGCCAAACAGGTCCGGTGATGTGTGGGGGGGTCGGAGCAAGCTCTACAGTCACTCCGACCCCTCTCTTTAGATGTCTCTCAAGAACCTCACGGCGGGTTCCCAGTTGTAGTTGTGCGGGTTCAGGTTCGAGAAGAACGTCAGGGCGTCGATCATGGCTTGAGCCATAGCGAGACCTTCCTGAAGTGGACGCTGACCCAGCTCAATCAACTGGTGCACAATCGAATCCGGCCCATCGAACCAGTCGGTGGCCTTGAACACGATCTTGCAGATCGCCCGTTTGTACTCGTCTTTGTCGGTGTCGAAGTTGCACGCGTACATGTCTTTTCGGTGGGCGTAGTCCCTCACCTCGAACGGTGCGTCCTCCAGACCCTCCAACAGGTCCCACGCCACAATGCCGTGCGACTCCGGTGGGGCGATCTCGTAGATCCACTCGTCAAAGTGCGCGATACCCTTCTGGCGCATCGGGTTACCGAAGAAGACGACCTTTTGTAGGTCGTTCAGGCGATGGTGCAGGGAGCCATTAGGGTTCATGATCTCGTGCTTGAGTACTAGGGCTACTGCTGCGGCTCCTTGGGAGTACCCAACCAAGACGAAGTCACCGGTCTTGGAGTTGATTTGGAATACCAGCTCGTTGTACGCCTGCATGATGGAAGGCCACATCGGGAACGCCGACGCGGAGTAGTTTCCGATCGGCTGCCACCGGTATAGGTCTAGTACCTGGCGCGCTACATCTGCCGGTATGCCAGGTCCCATCGGGTCCGGCTGACCCGTTCCGTGAACTGTGAAAAGCCACGGTAGTTCTACGACCTCGATTCCGAGGGCTCTAAGGTCATCGTCGGACACGATTCCGTCGATAGGCTGCCCGGTGCGGCGTTCATATTCCCACTGCCATGCACGGGCTCTGGGGCCGTATTCGTCGGTGTCCTGGGGTAGTTCGCCACACGTACGGGCGTACCCCGCGAACCGCTTGGCCATGACCCGTCGCCACTCACGGACCGTTTCGTTACGATCCCCGAGGCTAATTGGCATGTTTGTCCAGCCACTTGGTAGCGGCTGCGAATGCGTCTTCGTCTACCTTGGCAAGAATCGCCTTGGCCAGCTTGGAATCGGCCTCACGTCCGGGTTCGTCCGTTTCAGATACCGCCAGCAAGAGGGCGACCGCCTGCGGATCGCCGTAGTCGACGGCTAGCTTCTCCACGAGCATCACGTGCACGTTTCCGTCTGCGGTCCAGGCGAACCCGGCGCAGGTGTTTACTTCCTTCTCGTACGGCCACCGGAGCGGGCTCAACGACTTACGTCTGATCTCTGCGACCTGACGAAGCAGGTTCCGGTCTTCTTCGGTGAACATGTCGTCCTCTTCGGCGGAAAGTAGTTGTAGAAGCGCGTCGCCTTGCAGAAGGGCGCGGTTGTACCGGTCGCGGCGGTCGGTGAGACCGTTGGTACCGCCGTTGATAGCGGCGGTGACGGCCTCGAAGCCCCGGAAGGTTCCCAGGTCGGTCTTCCAAACGGCGTTGTTGCCAGCGTCGACCAGGTCGTTCATGGGGCGCTGCTCGGTCCAGTACCAGGACGCGCCGATACCGGCCCATTTCAGGTCGGCTAGCTCGCGATAGTTCACGACGAAGTAGTCCCTGGACGGGACTAGGCCACGGTCGAAGCACCACTCTGAGAAGGCTCGGTAGTTGTAGTCCCAGGTGATCTGAATCCACGTCCTGCCGATGTACGGGGCGTAGCGACCGTCCTTCTTGTACTCCTCGGTGGCGTTGAAGCCGTCCGATTCGTGGCCGATCTGCGCCAGCCACATCGCGATACGGTTTACGTTCGTGCAAGAAGCCGCTTGCAACCCTTCACGAACCGGGCCGAGAATTTCAGTAGCTCTACCAACGCTGAGACCAGTGGCCGCTGCAAGGACGTTGACAGCACTCGGAGTAGCACTCTGAGATCCACGCCGGAAAGTAGAAAAGCCATCTGCCCGTATCTTTCTGGCGATGAAGTCTGCGGTGTGCGGGTTCTGGTAGGTGTTGTAGCCCATCTGCCAGTGCATTGCGTCTTTGGGGGTGTTCCAGTCCTGTCCCCAGAAGACGGTTTGTTCGTAGAAGTCCAATAACTCACGAGCGGTGGCGATCTGCGCCGGGCTGAAACCCGCGTAATCCACCTGGAACGGGTGTGTATTCCAGTTGAAGTCGCACGCCGTACCACTTAGGTGGTTGGACGTGGCCACCGAGTTGGTGGGTGTCCAGCACGCCGAGTCGGGATCACGCAGTGGTTCTATGTACGCGTTAAAGTCAGCGGCGAACGCACGAAGCACGGCGATCGGTTGTCCACTTTGAATCTGTAGGGTTACCGACGTCCCTGGGATTGAAACCCACTCGCACGAGCCCTGGTCGACCATAGGCCAACCGTTTTCGCTGTAGTCGTACCCGTAGACCGTGCGGCGTGCCATGTGACTCCTACTTCAGGAACTTGAAAATCAGATCGAATCCGGGGATGGCCTTCTGAAGGGCTTTGGCGAATCTGGCTGCCAGGGTGTCGAAGATCTTGTCGTCCAGCTGGCCGGGAATCAGGTCGGTAATCTTGTCGACCGCCGAAGGGATTTCCGCGATGACGTACCCGGAGACCTTCTTGGCGAAGTCTTCGACCAACTCGGGGTGCTTCTTGATGTAGTCGAATACGGCTGTAACAAACAGCGACATAAGGTAATTCATGTTTTCCTCTCGGGTGAAGTGAACCCCCGACCTTGAATCTGTTACACAGAACAGCGGGGCGAGGTATGTGTAGCTCACGAAGGACTCGAACCCTCACTGACGTGTTCCTAAGACACGTGCCTCTGCCAAATTGGGCTAGTGAGCCAAACTCCCCTATTTGTGATTCGCGGGGGAATCGAGGTTGGCGCGGGGGCTCCCCTCTGATAGGGGACCGCCCGCATAGCGAAGACGGCAGGACTCGAACCTGCATCTTGCGGTTTTGGAGACCGCTGCTCTACCAATTGAGCTACGTCGACAGTTGTCACCCCTAGGTCCGCAGTTATTCCCCAGCGGTGCGGACTCCACGAGACACCTGGAGGGTGTTTCTACCCATCACAGGGCTTCGTCAGTCGTTTGGTGCTGGGACAGATGATCTCAATGTCAGGGTGACTGGAGATCCCACGAGCGGAAGGTAGAGGTGTCGAACCCCCAGATTGTTTACTGTCTGCCGGTTTTCAAGACCGGGTGCCCCAGCCGGGGGCATACCTTCCAGCTGTCCAGAGAACCCCGCCCGCGTCATGGCTCCGAGGCCAGAGAGGCGGTTCGCGGGGACTTCTGGTGTATTCAGTTATTCGTGGTGTCTCAGAGCCGGATCGAAGGGTTGTTCCACGGTCGTGGTACCTGGGTACAGGTACTCACAGATGCGGATCTGGATCTTCGATTCGATTGCCACGCCGTTTGATTGGACGTTCTCCATACCTGCGAACACCGCGCCGGATACCGGCTCGTAGTAGCACGTGCAGTTGTACCCCGACACAGATCCGGCGTGACCGAACCAGTTTGCGATGTTGAAATACGCAGGGCCATAACCGTAGTAAGACGGACCTTCGTACGGCCATACGTCCGACGAGTACACGGCGATGTTCTCGCGGAACGCGTGCATCTCGGGACTTATGCCCCATCCGTCGCGCATCGCCTGACCCCAGCGCTGTATGTTGTCGATGGTCGACACCAAAGCGCCTGCGGACCCGACATACTCGGGGTTGACTACCGTCCAGTCTTGTAAACCGAAGATGCCCGGACCAAGTCCACGACTGTAGGGTTCCGGCATGTTCGGGCTATCTGGCCAAGACGTCTCGGTCAGCCCTAACGGAATCCAGATGTCTTCCTTGAAGATGTCTCTACACCGTCGACCGGTGGCGGCTTCGAGGATCTGACCTAACACGATCATTCCCGAGTTGTGGTACGCGAAGTTCGTCCCAGCGGGCCAAGTAACCGGGTGGCTCTTGATGATGTTCATCTGTGTAGCCACGGTGACGGGGAACGTGGGAAACAGGAGCATGAAGACCCCGTAGGGGAACATGCCGATGCTGCCTGCCTGGAACTCAAACAACCCGTCGCGCATACCCAGAAGGTGCCGGATCTTGATGTTGTTTCCGTCCGGCATACCCGGTATCCACTTCTCAAGAGTGTCATCGAGAGAAAGGACGCCTTTGTCTACCTGCATCAGGATCGCTGTTCCGGTAAACGATTTGGTCAAGCTGCCGATACGGAAATGGTGGTTGAGCGACAACGGATACGAAGTGATACCCGGTGACGCCGGGGACACCCCGTACGCTTTGGTGTAGCTGCCCTTGGGGCCGCTGATCGAAATCATCACGCCCGGTTGACCGTCTTCGGCCATACAGGTCGCCACGATGTTGTCGATCGCTGTCCGATCCTCTAACGACAACGCACCGTCTGTAAGAGTTCTGGTGGTTACCGCGTCGTACGGGGACGACTCAGCGCTACCCGAAACTGCTGTAGCGGTGAGGGTGTACGTCGAGTTGGGGTCTAGCCCCGCGAATGTGTAGGCAGGTGAGCCTTGGGGCGTGGGTGTGACCTTCACGCCGTTTTTGTAGAAGTTGTATCCGGTGACCGTTCCGGCGTCGGGTGGGAGCCCGTTGACCTGAACCTTGATTACCGTCTGGGTGACCTCGGTGACCGCGACGCTTACTCGGTGGTACTCGATACTTTCGGCGGTCCACTCGATTTTGGTGAACCCGTCGCCGCCTTTGCCAGCTGTCGCCACGGTGTTTCCGGCTCCCGCGCCTCCACCACCGCCGCCGAACATGCCGCCGTCTGCGCCGTTGCCTCCGGGGGCGAACCAGGCTCCAGCTCCACCGCCACCGCCAGCTCCCGCGTTGGGGATGATGGAGTTCGGGGGCTTGACTCCGGGTTTGACCGAGTCGGTTCCGCCAGCTCCACCGGTCACGGTGGTTGAGTTACCGCCCTTACCGCCTGGGGTCTTGGTGGTGTCCGAGGTGTACGGTCCACCCGCACCGCCGCCCGCTCCCGCGTTGTTGGCGTTGTTCGCACCGGGGTTGGTCACCGTGCTGGTTGCGTCGCCACCGGGGGAGCCGGGGTACACGACGACACCGGACATGCCGGTGATCGAGTACGAGCCGCCCGCGCCTCCTGGGATGGTGAAAGGGGTAGAACCGACTGTGGTTGCACCCGTTGAGCCCTTCTTGCCGCCTTTGGCAGTTAGATTGACCCCGCCGCTGGAGAATACGGAGTCGCCCCCGTCGCCCTTGCCGCCTTTACCCTGGACGACGCTGTACGTAGCGCCCATCTCAGTAACCGGAACCCATGTCCGATCTATGCGACCACCACCGCCGCCACCGGAGTTGCCGGTCCAAAGTCCTGTAGCGCCTTCGCCACCCGCCCCGCCAGCTGCTTGGAGTGTTACCCACGCGCCGGTAGCACCGTACGGGACCGGGTAGTTGGTCCGTTCGATGTTGTTTTCGGTGATCGGTGTGAACGCGTTCCATACGTCGGTGGGACCGATGCTTACTTTTGTGGCTTCTGTTGCCCCCGAGGACAACTTGGAGACGTCTGATGCTCCGACAGAGATCCCCGCCACTACGGAGTCCTTACATAGACCGTCGTCGGATCTTTAGTGGTGATCGCTGTGTACTGCGCTTCGGTGCCCACCCACAGGGTGAGGGAGAGAGGACCGGCGTTGTTGGCACCTACGACGACAGCGGGTTTCCCGGTGATGTCGGCCCAGGCGCTCGCCCCGGCAGGACCGGTGGGTCCTGCGGGTCCGGTAAGACCTGTGTCGCCTTTGGGGCCGGTCGGCCCCGCTGGGCCAACGTCGCCCTGCGGTCCTTTGACCTGTACCTCGAACCAAGAAGATCCGTTGGATACGTAGAACTTTCCGGTGTCGGTAACGCCCCACATCTCGTTGGTGTGGGAGCTGGCTGCCGGTAGTGATGCAAGATCTGCTGCGGCCCCATCCAGCGTCAGACCGTCGCCCTTGGGTCCAGCGGGTCCAGTTGGACCAGTTGGTCCGGTAGGACCGGCAGGCCCTACAGGGCCGAGCGGTCCTGCGGGTCCGGGCGGGCCGGTTAGACCTGGAGATCCTGGGATAGAAAGCAGGCGTTCCCGGTAATTGTGTGGTTCTCCGATAACGCCCATGCGGTAGTCCCTTTAGTCAGTTCTTGATTTCCACGGTTGCGGCTGCATACGCCCAACCCGACGATCCGTCTGGCTGCGTAACCGCTCCGTCCGTGGTTGTGGAGTCCTTGGTATTCAGTAGGAGCGATCGGGAGCTTGACGGCCCCGCAACCACTCGACGCGTGTATCCCGCTGGTGCAGAACTCCATCCGCTGCCGTTGAGGAACGCGGAGGAGTGGAAGTGCAGGATTATCGAGGTACCGTCTGTATGGTCGAGCGAGATGGCGGGTGCGGTGATGTTCACGCCCTGACCGCCCACCGATGCGTGTCCACCGATCGGAGTCGTTGCGTTCTGTCCGCGCAGAACTACCGCGATCATCTGCTCACCCCACGTCCACGAACCCGAGGTTGTGTTGGTTGCGGTGGCCTTGAACTGCGCAGTGGTGATGCATGATTGGCCGGAAGCGGTGTTGGCGTTATCGATGTACGCCCAATCCGGTACGGTTCCGCCTGCCGTTGGCTTGGTCGGTGCTGTGTTCTGAGCATCGAACGCGGCCAACACAATCAGGTCTCCTACCTGGTGCGCTGGTATCGTCACAGATCCGCTCGTGCTGGCGTTAGCGCCGATGAATTGAACCGGTGTAGACGCTGACCAAACCTGGTTGGTGCCCAAGTACACGCTGAGCACACTTGTAGCCCCAAGTTTGAGACCGGCCAGGGCGGTTGATCCGAGATAAACCGCCACCGGGCCTCCTACGTTGTGAAATACAGGGTGTTCGCGTCTTTCGAGCCGATAGCCGTGTACTGGGCTGCCGTTCCTACCCAGACGGTTAGTGATGTGGCCGTGCCGTTGTTGGACCCGACGACCTTGCCGGTTCCCAACTTGGACATAGCGATAGCCGCCGAGTTGTTGATGTCGGTGTCGGTGATCGTGCCGTCCGCGATTTGCGTCGTGGTAACGGCACCGCTGGCTATCTTGGCGGTGGTCACAGATCCATCGGTCGGTGTCCTGGTATCGGACAGCCGAGAGTCGTTACCGATGCAGACGGTAGAACTGGTGGTGCCCGTTGGTATGCGAGCGATAGCGAGCGTGCCCGCGTTCACATCCGAGGCGTTGTGCGTGTGCGCCGTAGGCGTGCGAGCATCCGATAGCCTGGAATCGTTACCTTGGCATGCGGTGCCAGCTGTTGATCCGTAAGACACGGCGAAAGTCCGGTTTGCGGATAGGTCACCGCCACCGGTAAGACCTGTTCCGGCTGAAACCGTGGTGGCCTTATCGGCTTTCAGTCCGATGCTGGTCGATACCGTCGTCGCAAAGTTCGGATCATCGCCTAGCGCGGCTGCGAGTTCGTTAAGGGTATCCAGCGTTCCGGGGGAGCCGTCTACCAACGCGGATACGGCGTTAGATACCGCCGTGTTGAGCGCTGCTGTAGTCACCTCTCCGGGAGGTCCCTGCGGACCTACATCTCCGGTATCACCTTTGGGTCCGGTTGGACCGGTGTCCCCGGTATCACCCTTGACGCCTTGAGGACCCTGGTCGCCGGTATCACCCTTCGGACCCACGGGTCCTTGGGCTCCGGTGTCGCCCTTGTCCCCTTTGGGACCAGTCGCTCCCGTAGCCCCGGTTGCACCTGTTGCTCCGGTCGCTCCCTGCGGCCCTTGCGGACCGGTTGGTCCTACCGGGCCTTGGAAGGGGATACCGTCGCCGTCCGCAGGCCAGCCAGATCCGTTCCAGAAGTACAGAAGACCGTCTGCGATCACCAAGTAGGTGTCGCCCGTCGCTGCCGACGCGGGTAGATCGGCGTACGTCGGTACAGAGCCCGAAAGCTCTATGCCGGTGCCGTCTGCTCCAGCGGGTCCGGTCGCGCCCGTTGGTCCTTGAAGACCTGTATCGCCTTTGTCACCTTTAGGGCCAGCTGGCCCTTGGATACCCGTCTCTCCGGGGATGCCTTGTAACCCGGTATCGCCTTTATCGCCCTTAGGCCCTCGTGCCCCAGGCTGTCCAGGTACGGAGAGCATGCGGTCACCGATGTCGCCTAGAACTGATTCGATGATCATCCGACTCGTGAAACCCTTCCGGCGTCTATACCTTCGCCGCCTACGGGCTCACCGTCAGGCAGGAATACCAGCTGCCACAGGCAACGGTCCGCGATCTTGTCGGTCTCTTCCGATTCGACCTTGATGTGGGCCATCGAGCCTTCCAGCTCGAAATTCCAGATCGTTAACGGGTGCTTTCCGGGCTTGATGATGTCGACCTTGACGCTCTCGTAGCCGTTCACGCCTGTCAGACCCGAGTCATCAACCGCCAGCGCGGGTTGTACGTCGTTTCCGAGTGCTCCGATGAACATCACTTGGTACGTGTGTGTCCAGTAGAAGTCCAAGTGGACGATGTTGAAAACACCGATGAGCGAAGCTACCGAGTTGAAAAGGTTGACGATCATCGTTGACGTGACGTCAACGGCGAACGTGATCAACCCGACCTCGTCAAACGACTTGGTAGAGGTGATCTTCAGAACCAAGTTCAGGTTGTCGTGGATCGTGAAGTCGATATCGACGCCCAACAGATCCTCGAACGTGGCGAAAAACCCGTTGAGTGTGGCGTTTACGGTGTTCACCAACTGCTCGGTCAGCACGTGACCGGCGTTGACGTTGAGATCTAGTTCCCACGTGGGATACAGGCTGGAAGGCTGTACAAAGACGTTTCCAGCCCCGAGGGTAGGTAGGGCCTCCAGGGCGTCGGTTATGTCGCCAGAGAGGTTCTGGGGGTTCTCTACGACGTCGTTGTAGTCGATCGGGTCAGTCCACTGACCGCCGGAACCGAGCTTGTACGTCCCGCCGTTGGCCCCGGTTACGGTGACCTTCTGGACGGCGTTGTGTTCGCCTCCTGTCTGGAGTTCGAAGTACATCTGCCCAGGAGGGAAGTCGACCGGCTGCTTGCTCTCGTCTACCAGTTCGAAATTCCACGCGAAATCCCTGCCCTTCCAGAGGACTAGCGAGCTGCCTTCTGGCCGTAGCCCAATATCGGACATGGGTCTCCTTCAAAGTTGTTCCGGGGGAGCGGAGCGGGTAGCACGCTCGCGGCGAGAGGAGGCCGAGACTGACGCTCCCCCGGTGGATCATGTGGTCGTTGTTGCGCCTAGCGCTTGTTTGAAGTGGTCGGCCATCGTCAGAACCTTTCCGCCTTCAGCGGTGGGGCCAGCGTTTCGTTCGATCTCCATGCGAACGCGACGGCGATCACCTTCGGTGATCAACAGATTCGACATCATCTGGTTTAGAACTTGCAGCTTCATCACACCGATAGGCCGCTTCTCACCGGCCATATCACCCTTGACATAGACCGCGTTCAGTTCCTCGTTCAACGCACGAAGCATGAGGATCACGGTGAACCAGTCGGAGGGTTCGTAGAATCGCGACTGAGCTGACTGTCGAATCGACTCGTAGAAGGCGACTACGAAAGGGTCTGGGTCTTCGATACCTATCGAAAGGTCTGGTACGGGTACGACTCCGATAGCCGAAACCTTCTCGGTCGGCACGTCCGGTTTGTTTCTACGGACCCTCTCGTCGTCCCGTTTGGGTATAGGACCGCGTGATCCTGCCAAGGTAGCCTCCTGGGCCGTCAGACGGCTCCTGGCCGTCGTTTATCGCTGCCCTGGGTGACGTTCTATGGGACGCTTGCGTAGGGCTCTGAGTTGTCGTTGGCGGTCGTTACCTTCCGCGCTTGACTTGTGGGCGTGGCACTTTCTGCATGCAGCCCTAAGGTTCCCGTCCGAGTGGTCATCACCCGGAACGATGTGGTCGACTTCCGAGGCTGTTACGAGGCAGCCGAGGAGTCGCATCTGACAGGTGTAGTTATCCCTGTCGAGGATTCGACGTCTGATCGACTGCCACTCACAGGGCAGCCGAAGGTTCCGAGACGAACCGGACCAATAACCGCTCACCAGAGGATGAGAATGCCGAAGATGCGAAGCGCATGCAGCCGCTCATTTTGCCTACCACGATCGTCTGCGTAGTCGATCGCCTTACGGAAGTTCCCGTGAGTGGTCTTGTGGTAGTTGATCTTGAGCATCCGCCCTCCGAACGTAGTGAGGAGTGAGTGAGGTACGAAGTACCGAACGAACGACGAACGGAGTGAGGACCGGTGTCGACGGAGCCCCCGAAAGGGCTCCGGAGACCGACCTCGGACGCATCTGATGCGTCCTTCGGACTCCGGGTCCGCGACCCGGCCTTTAGGGGCCGGTCACGGCCCACCAACCGTAATTCCGTTACGTTAGGTAACTACATTACGTTGGTATACCGTGAGGCCGAAGGCCGAACCGACGAGAAGAAGCCGGGGGACTCGGCTTCGCCTCGTCCTATATAAAGAGAAGATTTTTCTTCTCTTACCCTCTCATAGGTTAAATACCCGCACCCTGTGCCGTAAATGGGCCTCCGTTACTGAATTGTTACCTATTTCACTACCGTTTTATGATCGACCTGGGGGTTTACATACCACCCGAATGGGTGTTCGACTTCTAAACCCGTACACGATGGCTCCTCCGGATTACCGCCCGATCCTGGGGGCCGGGGGAGGGGTGTCCCCCCTGGGGTACCGCCGACGCTCACCGCCGCGTCGGCCATGCCGTGCCCGTGCACGGTGGTGTGCACCGTGCTACCCACCCACGCTTACGTACCCATGCGTGGGGTGCGTGGTGTCCACATTCGTATGCACACACCCTTGACATACGGCCTGTGTGTAGTAGAGTGGTCGTATGTCAAACACATGGAAGCAACTGGCCCTCGCTACACTCACCGTTGGTGCGTTCTGGGTAGGACTGCCCACCGCAGTAGAAGCCCACGCACAACCCCTCCCGGTGTGCCAAGAGGAGGATGGGAATATCGACGGGAAACCGTGTAACTGGACGGACCCCGATACGGGCACCGTGTACTACGTAGGTTCGGAGAACTACCGATGAGCGTCAAATTCGACATCACCGTACAAACGTTCTACGAACTGGGTGGACTCCAAATAAAGACCCTTGGGAGGACATACCCAACCCGCGAGGAAGCGTTCTTTGCAGCTATCGACCACGCCGTTGAGATGGCTGGACCAGACAGGGACGGCTACCGTAGACCGACTGTCTCCGTTGTTACCAACCACGACGGGAACCTCGCGGTTCGCGTGGGCGACGGTAACGAAGCGTCGTACACGATGTTCGTCGTCTACCAGTGCTCCTGGGATGCCCCCGTGCCAGAACATACAGGGCGCGGGTACGTAATCAGCCACGTATAGCTCTTGACATACCACCCGGAGTACCCCCGCTACGGCGGGGGTTCTTTCGTGTCTGTGGTCGACGTACAGCCACCGAGGTGTGAGCCGTGTGGAAACGGGTGGGTAGGCCGATTACCAGCCGCGCGCAGAGGCGCACAACCACTTGACATACGACCGGCAATGAGTTAGAGTACAGATACAACTTCAGAACGGGCATACAACGTCAAGTAAACCCATACGCCAGCGGGTGAGCGAGCGCATAGAGCCAAGCAACACGGCTTGACATACGGCCCACAATCTGATAGTTTGATCGCTAGAGAACATAGTTCTCGACGCAAAGCGCAGAGGCTATGCCTCAAGCGCCTACAACTGAATAACAAGTGACACGGAGCATGGTCAACCAGCGAGCCTGGTGATACCCCCCAAGTCATAACACATAGCGTACGTAGAAGATATCTCCGGTAGCGAGCGATGACGGGCATCGCCAAGACCTACCGGACTGCGAGGGAGTGGCGTTTAGTCAGCCTTCAGTGACCGGTCTAACCCACGGAAACGGGCCGAGGAAAACATACGGACGTGAACATACTTTAAGGCCATTTGGCTTGCGCTTGAGATACAGCGTGTGCCTGGTGGTCGGCCACGGCAGGTTCGCCCTCTCGATATGACCGTAGGGGTTTGGTTCGACTCCAAACGTGGCACTAGAAGATTTGAGCTACTACCGATAAGGACTAGATAGATGAATGATTACTGGGCGGGTAAAGGTGTTGACCAAGTCGTCGCTGCCGGTGACACCGTGCGTAATACACACAGCGGTGAGACCTTCCGGGTATTACGGGTCAATCGTCATAACGCCGTGGCGATCAGCAACCAGTACGGCAATCAAGTAGCCATCCCACGCCACCAATTCGTAGAGGGTGACTTTCAGGTGAGTTGCCACCAAGCGGAAGAGGAGCGCCGCTTTGCGGCAGAACGGCGTGCAGACTTGATCGAGGTCCGCATCGGATCAGAGCTGCGCTATGTCCCTAGGGAGATGGCAGAGACACTTGAGCTGCTTCTGCGTGACCACGACGAGCTGGGAATTTGCAAGGCTTTCACGGGCGGCGTGGTGTTCTGATGGGTACCTGCGGGCAGAGCGCCGTGTATGTCGTAGACACCGGAGATGAAGACATCTACGTCATCGCAGACAGTGAATGCGAAGCCGCCGAGCACGCAGCCGCACTTGTCGGACACGAGGTCAACTATGCCGAACACTACTCAGACGATTTGACCGACCTACCCTACTAATCCACTACTACATACCAACTAATAGACCTTTTTATTTACCCATGTACTTGACATACGGCCCGAACAAAGTTCGGGGCGTCCAAGCGCCGTGATCTTCGATCACAAGCGCACGGCCCAACTGTAGGGAGACGACGATGTCCACCAACCAGATTCGTACCACCACCTACGCGTACATAGACGGACGGGTGTACGTGTCACGCGGTAGTTCGTTCGTACGGGTCCGGTAGGAGACAGATATGAAGCGAAATGTGTTGGCATCCACCTTAACCGTGGGTGATGTAGTTGATTACTACGGTCGTGGCAACGCAACCATTCTTAGGGAGTCGGAACACGACACCCACCCGTTGTTGGGTGATAACGGATATTTCAAGTTTTGGGCTGTGAGCGAAACCGGCGTGGAGGGGTATCTACGGTTTGGACCTACCGGACGCATAGATGTCGTCCGATCAGCTTCGGTCAAGGTATGAGCATGTTGATACACCTCGTGGTTGCTGGTGTGTTCGGTGTTGTAGCCGTCGCTGTCGCCACCAGAGGTTTGACGAGGTACGAACGCAGACACCCGGTTAAGGGTGAGTAGGGGTGAAGCTATGAGCGACCCAAATCATTGGTACTCGGACGTGAAGCTACCCGACACAGACACCTACGAAGAGTTCACGGTGTACGTGAACTCGGGTGAGGCATATGACCGTTTCCGCGACTTCTGCCGATCGCTCGGCAGCTCAATCGATTACTCATGGAATGACACTCACGATGTCTGACCCTGCAATCGAAGCCGCACAACGGGCACTGGCCGAAATAGGGACCGGCATGTCGAGAACATTCACAGCCGAAGCCGCCGCCCGTGAGATGGCTAAGTCGGTACAGGAACTACACAAACCTTTCAAGGTCTACCCGGACAACGAGATTGAACTGAGAAGGCGCCGATTAGGTCGGTCGCAACTAGCCAATCTACGTACCGGAAAGGTGGAACTACCCCCGCAGATCAGGTGTGGCCACTGCTACGACGAAGACGGCGATCCTGTTGCGTGGCCCTGTGAGACCGCTAAACGGGTCTACCCAAGTGAGGAGTTGTGATGACTGAGCACTTGTGTCGGCACTGCCGCCGTCCAATCCTCGAATTCACCTTCTCTGAAGGTAAGCGCTGGTGGCACCTTCCGTTGGGCCGCAACAACATCACATCCCTGAACTGTTACGCGTTCGGAGACAGTCCTACCGCAGAACCTCAGGAGCTAGAGCGATGATCGCCCTTATCCGCCAGTGGGGCCGCGTGGCGAAAGGCGTGACTACGTGGAGCATCTTGACTACAGAGGCGACGAGCATTCGGCCAGGGACCACGTTCGGACATCATTGCGCGTTCGTCTTGTCACCCGTTTTGTGTCTGGCTGGACGGTGACCGAATGAGCCCCGCTAAAAGGCTTGAGTCACAACCCTAACCATCACAGACCGCCCCCGATGGTCGCCGTGACCTCATCCCGCCGTGTTAGGCGTGGACTCCCGTCCGGTGGCGCATTCGACTTGCGCCGGGGGCACCAAAAGAAAGATTTAACAACAACATAAGGAGCGACATGGCGAAGTTGGTACAGATCGACCACGTATGGGTAGACCCGACGCGGGTACTATCCATCTGGCACCCAGTGGATGACGTTGAACGAATCATGTTTTCCGTAAACCAAGAAGGGTGGACCCAACAGTTTGAAATCGTAACTGACGAAGACAGCGGTTAGACACGGGATTCGCTGGCCGAGTACCTGAATGAGTACCGATGACAACGATGTCGGTAGTCGATGTTGAGAGCATCGTGGGGGACATGCCCGCGCAGGCGTGCGAGGTACTGAATGAGAACTGCGAAAAGTATTGCGACCAAACGGCTACGTGGGTGGCTCGGGTGCATTTGTGCTACCACCCGCTGGAAGACTGTTGGGTAGAAGTGCAGAAGTTCTGCCAACAACACATTTCAGAGGTTCGTGAGGTCATAGCCGACTGTGATCCTGTGTGCCACAACTGCGGGCGGGACATAAACAAGATCTTTAATGCGGTGCGGCTATGACCGCGTACTACGTCCTACAGATCGCCGACCTGTCGGACCCGCACAACCACCGGTATTCCACTGTCCACCCGTCCAATTGGGACGAGGGTGAAGGTTTGGTTGCCGCTCACGCGGCAGACAACTCGTATCGGATGGACATCAAACACCACGACGAGAACAAAACTACGTGGTGGTTAGTCTGTCCGACAATGGGATTCGCAGGATACGCGACGTTGGAAAGGATATTCGAATGAGTGAGCTAATACTACAGATTCGTGACGTGTCGGACAATGACAATCACCGGCATACGGTGAGACACCCGAGTGATTGGGGTCAAGCCGAAAGCATTGTTATCAATTATGCGTCGGACAACCAGTTAATCGTATCGGCTGACTTTGAAGTTCCCGGCTATTACAAGTTTTGGGGTCTTACCAAGGACGGTTGCGTTGTTGGGGATGCAGTCTTGGAGCTACGGCTGTGACGTTCATCGTGTACCTGTGCCTGATCTTCCCGGTAATCCTCACTATCACAGCGTATTTGGAGGCTTGATGAAGTTCTACGAGGCTGTGGAACAGCTTGTACAGGACCAATATACCGACTGGGGTAAGGGCTATTACAAGAGTCCTGTGGTGTTCGCGCTAGCATCAACACAGGTATCTATCGCCTACCGAGTGTTCGAGTGTCTGGAAGACGACTCGTCAATCGTGGACATCGAGTTCGGTACCTTTGACAACTGCCGAGAATACGGATTGACAGTTACGGCGGGGGACTGGACATTCTGCGCTTACGAGCACAGGAACAGCGACCAGATACACATCGAAGGTTGCCCCACAACGGATATCCAAGAGTGGGGGCCGTACGGCGGCGACGACAAGTTCGACACCCTTGCACACTACGGTTGGCAACGATATGAGTCTGCGGCTAGTGGTCTCCGGGCTGCTGTGCGAGCGGCGCAGAACCGAGCAGGGGAGAACATGTCTCGGATCTACGTTAGACAACGAATCCGCCTCGCCAGCTCGGAATACTACGTATGAACCTAATCCGTCCGACCGCAATAGGTTTGGGCTTGGCCCTGGCCCCGATCACCTCACCTATAGTGGCGCACGCTATACCCCTGACGTGTGAACACCGGGGTACCGCACACGTTGAAAGACACGGCGGTATAGACAACGACAACGCGTACCACGTGTCTCGGGGTGAGCTACCCAACTGCGATAAGGGCGATGCAGATCCTCACCAGGTGGTGACGCCCACGGCCCCAACGACATACGCCCCGGTACCGGTTCAGACCGAAGAGGACGAAGACGACGATGACCATCATCATTGGAACAGAAAGAACAAGTGGTGGAGAGATGACTGATGTTGTTGTCTATCGATGTGTCTGTGTTGGTAAATGCCACGGCATCAATGAGTGGCCTCCGGGGTGTAAGCATTCTGGGGCCAAACGTGATTCGGAGGACGGGGAATGACCAAGGATCTTGTTGGGACCGTCTGGGATAGCAAGGACGGTAAGCGCGCCATTGTCATAGCCGGATACGACGGCAGCCGCTTCTATCGGTACACGGACTTGGACGGCAAGGGCTCTCGATGTATCGAGTCATCGGGACTGTTCCGCAAGTACATCCGACGTGATTCGGAGGGGTTATGAGGCAAGAGGGTACGTACATCGACGGAGACGAACAACTGCCGACGTTCATCCCCGCTCCTGTGCCGCCCGTAGAACCCGAGTATGAGTACGAGGGCGACGGACCAGGAGATCGGTTTGACCATCTGGACGCCCACCATCGGAATTTTGCTAAGGCTTGTGAGTACTCAGTAGCGCAAGATGCGTATGAAGCCCAGATGGATTATTACAACAGTATCATCGTGCCTTTAGGCAACAACCATTAGTCACTAATCAAACAAAGAGGTTTGATATGTCTATTACGACCCCCGTGGAATACGAAGACTTGATGCTCCCCGAAGCTATCAAATTGGAGACGCGGATTTACGACGATCTGGAAGACTTGGACGGGGACCAATCACCGATCGCCGTCAACAATCGGTACTTCTTGCAAACGTTGTTGACACAGGTCCAGGAGCGAATCGGGCATCTTACAGCACTTCTCACTTTCTAGATAGGGCACAACTACTCTATCTAGTTGATGAATCTATAAGAACCCGGACATACGTACTGGTCAAGGGCGTCTTTGGTGAACCGAGGTGTGTTAGATAACGATTTGGTAACGAGTGACATACGCGTCAAATCTTTGTGAACACTTGTTGTAATCTGTGTCACAGGACGGGGACTCCTGATACGTCACAGCCCGACGAAAGGGGCCTATATTGCTATGCAACCACTTGACAGCTAGCCTTGACTGTATTGACTGTCAACCGAGCTGGAGGAATAGATGGACGAAACATATGCATCCGGTTTGACCATAGGGATCATTCGACAACTGAAAAATGAAGGGTACAACCACAGCCAAATTGCGGAGATGTTCGGGGTCACCCGCCAGGCAGTTTCGTACCTATGGAGGAAGTACGACGGAACGCCCACCATACGGCAGCGTGTGGCCGAGGCTCTTCCGTTCGCGGTGCCGGAGAAATTCAACCGGGCACAGCCACTAGCGCTGCTGCGAGACCACGCCGAGCACATGATGCAAGGCAGCGACCGTTTTACCGAACGTCGACGCAGCAAGTTACGGTCGTTCTACAAGAAACTTAGGGACGAGAACCTGGTTGTTGAGTACGACCCGGAAATCCCGTCTGACCCAGGGGTATGCAAGCCAGGAGGGTTTGCTTACAGGCCGAGAGAGCCGCGTGATAAGGGTCTGATGATTCGCGTGAACGAACACACTCACATAACTGAATACGGAGAACAGATATGGAAATTTCCGCCACGCGAACCCTAGAAAGCAGGACCCGACGTGCTACAAGCCGCTGCGCACACAACACTCCTAATCGCTTACGTACCTTGGCTTGTGGCCAGGACGATGATGATGTCTGGCAATCGTGTTTTGTTGGTCAACCGTAGTATTGCCCTACCGGAGACCAGCGAGATATACCAACCGGTGTTGGAGTTCTTGGCGGAGAACCGACATACCATCCAGGTGGGTCCCTACGTAACACTCGATGAGAACATGGCCTCCAACCATGCGATCTACACAATCTACAGACTGGCGGTGCCGTAGTGAAACTCAGTGTCTCCCAGTACAAACAGTACGAGCGGTGTCCTATGGCGTGGTACCTATCTCGGGTTGAGAAGGCGTGGCAGCGACCGGCAGCGTGGCTACCGCAGGGGTCTGCGGTACACGAAGCGGGGGAGGCGTGGGAGCGATCCGGTCGGACGATGACCCTGGAAGAGATGCAACAGGTCTACACCGAGTCGTACGACAACCACGTCAATACATACTGTGACGTAACACCGAACTTGGAGTGGTGGTTCTGGTCGGGACCGTATAACGGCGAAGCCGATATCAACCGCCGATATGACCTCGGACTACAGCAGTGTGGCCGGATGTTGGACTGGTACGGGAAGCACCAGGACGAGGTCGTGTGGATCGCGCCGGACGGCACGCCCGGTATTGAGCTCGGGTTCGACATCGACCTAGACGGTATCGAGATCCGTGGGTTCATCGACTTGATCATGTCAAACCTCTGCGGTGATGAGATCTACGTCCGGGACAACAAGACGGGTAACAAGCCTGGTGATGACTTCCAACTCGGAGTCTACAAGGTGGCGATGGAAGTGACCCACGGCGCGTATGCGCCGACAGGGGACTACTGGATGGGTAAGACTGGAAAGCCCACCAAGCCATACGATCTCACCGACTGGACCCGAGAGACGGTGCGGGACAAGTTCGTAGAACTACAGGACAACATCAACGCGGGAAACTTCCCGCCAGACCCGGAGCCGTCGAAGTGCCGGTTCTGCGATGTTTCGTATTCATGCCAATACAGCCAGGCTTAGTGCTTGACATACGACCAGGAGGTTCGATGGGTGGCCCAATAAAGATCGGTCCCCGGTCAGTGACTCGGGACGGTAAAGAGTACCCGTTAGAGCCGTGGCAGATGGCTAAAGTCACACGGGTGTATGAAGAGTTGACTGAAGACGGCTGGCCCCCAACGGAGGCCGAAATGTCTGACTTCAATAGATTCGTGACGTTGATGACTCGGTTGGACGACACCTGGCGGCTACTAGATCGGGTGATCGCTACAGACGTCCACCCCACGATAGACGGTGAAGACTGCTACGTCTTTATAAAAAAGGGTGGGGATCGGCCTACAGATCGGTGGTCGATTACGTACAAAAGGGTTTCCGCCTTCTGGGGTTAGAGAGGATATATTATGAAGACCCTACTTGCGGCTGTAATCGCTGTGCTGTCATCGGGTTTCGCCGTACCTTCTGCCGCTGACCCATATCACGATCCGTACCACCCTGACTACATCCGGGGCTGGTGCCCCGGTGGTGGGACCAACGAGGGTGTAGGTGTGTCGTCCTCCAACCTGACGGGTTGGTGCAACGGCGTTCAGTACCCGGACGGGACGTTTTGGCACCAGACGGCGTACACGTCGTTCGGCAGATTCCGTATCGACACCGCGTGCAAGACGCGGAACGGGATTCTGTTGTCACCCGCGCCTTCTGGTGGATGTGGAGGTGAGTGGGGTTGACCGACCTAGACCGAGTGATGCACGAGGTCAATAGACGCTCGGATAATTGGGGTGTAATACACAACAATATGCACCGACAGCGAAACCACCCACTGTGCCCGTGGTGCGGTATTAGGGGTCCGGTTGCTAACACTTAGACAGGCGTTGTACCAGAAGAACGACTCAGGTGTACCACTACCCACGGTGTGGACGTCGTTGGAGAAACACGGTATCCGGTTCCTGCAAGGTCAGTATGTGATGGTCTGTGCAGCACCGGGTATCGGTAAGTCGGCGTTCGTTCTGACGAAGGTGTTGGAGTCCGGCGTACCGGCGCTGTATCTGTCGGCAGACTCAGACGAGTTCACCCAGACAACCCGAGCTATGTCGATCCTGAACGGGTGGACTATGGAGAAGTCGGCACAGATGTACCGCGACGACAAAGAGCGAGCGGTGCAGACGCTAGAAGACTCTCGGGTGTTGTTCGACTTCAACCCCAGCCCTACGCTCAAACATATCGAGGACGTGGTCAACTCCACGTTGGAGCTGTGGGACGACTACCCGCACATCATCGTGGTAGACAACATCACCAACGTGATATCGGGGTTCGCCGGTAATGACGAGGACCCGTTCGGCGGTCTTGAGTCGTTGAACGACTACCTGCATTCGATGGCCCGGAACACCGGGGCGTGTGTCGTCGGGCTGCACCACGTGAAGGCCGACCACAACGACGGAAACAAGCCAATACCGTTGTCGGGCATTAAAGGTCAGATATCGCGTACACCGGAGATGATTCTGACGTTGCACCGTATCCCGTCTGACCACGGCCCGGACACGTTGAACGTCTCGGCGGTGAAGAACCGGTCTGGCAGGGGTTTCCCGTCTGGACGTTCGTACGTCAGCCTTCAGTTCGACGGAAAAACTATGGATATCAAGGATTTTCAGTAGGTGCGGTGTTAGCCAGCCGAGCTGGCGACACTAGGCGCGAGCTTTCGCTCGTGCCGTACTTGACATACGGCCCAAATATCACGAGAGGAATAACCATGACTGCAACCATTACCCCGATGGCACTCGCTAAGCCCAGCTTGGTAAGGCAGCGTATCGGTTTCGGTCTTATCGACCGGGTGCCTACGACGTGGACCCACAAGAGGGTCGACCCGGCAAGCCCGGACCCGAAGCGTCCGTTGATCATCGAGACCAAGATGACCGGTTGGGCGTACAAGAACCCGTTGGCGGGCAACGTGTCTCAGCTGAATGTGGACCGGTTTATCGAGCGGGTAGGCGTATGAGACTCCTTCCGTTCATTGTGTACTCCGAAGTCGTGTACCACATCGGTGTGGTCATGGGTGCTTTCGGAGGGGTTTACGGGTGGTATCCGTCATGAACCTGTCTATCGATGTGTTTGGCGTCCGTTTTGCTGATCTGACACTTGACATACGGCCTGCCGAGGCGGTGGAAGTGGACCGTATCGCCCGCAGGGGTGTTCGTGCGCTGTCCCGTTGGTGGGCGGAAAGGATGTTCTAGATGAGCACGGATAGGTGGCCGGAAGACCACGGACCCTTCCGGGTATATGTCGCCAAATACCAATACATGAGCCGAAAACTGCTACCGAAGTCCCAACACCGCCCATTCATAGATGACGGTGTTTTCGGGGAGATGTATCAAGGCGACAGCGAGGGCGCTCGTGAACTCGCAGCGTGGCTACTCGCGGCTGCGGATTCGTATGACGAGTTGGCTAAGGAGATGGGTTATGAAGCTGGAACCGACTGAAGCGCAGCGGAAAGCGATTATCGGGTTTCTGTCCCGCCCGTACCCGCACTACGACCCGTACAAACCGGATTATGAGGGTTGGTTGGACGCCTTTCTGGCTGCTGCTAACAGCATCCCCGAGGGTCCACCTGTTGACACCATCGCACGACGACCAGACGGGGCGTGGATTGCGTTTGTCGAACCGGCGCAGCCGGGGGTGTGGCGGTACCGTCAGCTTCTTGCGGCGGGTCAGGGGTTCCCGGAGGGGCGTGACGCCGACTCTTGGCCTGTCATCTTCACCCCCGGCGAAGCCGTGGGCTCTGGCCCCACCACCGATGGGGGTGAGACCTACGACCCGAGGGAACCGTCCCGTGAGGAATTACGAGAGTACTTCCACCAGGATCTAGCGGAGCACTGCCAAGCGGACGACCCGGACGAGTATCCGGACGAATACCACGAAGGTGATAAGCCGCGACTTGAGCGGCTGATGCGGGAGCCGTCTGTGTTCGACGCCGACCCGCACGGCACGGTGAACCTAGACGGGACACTGCCTACGTTCACGCCAGACCCAACAGCACAACAGGAACCGGAAGAGGGGCCGCCCTGCGAAACGAGGGGCTGGCTACGCCAAGAGTTCGACAAGGCCGAGAAGCGTTCCGCACAGGTACCCGACAGGGCTAAGCCCAAGGTCGTACGTGGCACCGTTGAGGACGCTCTACGCCCTGACGACGTGGAGCTTCTTGAGACGGACCCGATGGAGTTTGTTCGGCGGACACAACAGGAACCGGCCGAAAGGCGTGCATACCTGGGGCCGTACGAAGAGCCTGAGGAGTTCACAGACGGATATACCGTCGATGCCCTATTCAAAGAGCGGGCAAAGTACTGGAACCGGAATGATCCGGCGACTACGCATCCCGTATCTCCTGAGAGTACGAATTGCGTACCCAAGCCCCGCACACCCCGTGTCGTTGACCGTCTAGGGGTAGACGAGCAGGGATCGCGCTGGCGTGGTCGGGGCGGTACGGAGTACTGGTTCAATGGTCATGGGTGGTGCGACAGTGCGGGCTCAGACGGGAAGTATGAGTACCCGCAAGGGTATGAACCTAACATGGCGTCCCCATACACAGAGGTGTTGCCAGATGTGGGTTGACATCGGTTTAGCCGCAACGGTTGCCGGTGGGTACGTCCTAGCGGTGCTGGTGATCTGCGGGGTGGGTGCGGATGGGTAGTGGAAACCCCCGCCGCCCTAGATCGACTAGCTTTTGCAAATTCCCCGGCTGCGGTAGACCCCACGACGCAAAGGGGTACTGCGCGGGGCACTACAGGCAGTGGGTTGATGGTAAGACTCTTCGGCCCATCAAAACTCGGTTGAAGCCAGAGAACAAAGTGATATGCGATCGGTGCAAACACGAGTTCTACCCACGGATAGAAAACCACCACAACCGTTGTGCCAGATGTCGAGGCAGGTTCAAGACGGATCTAGCCAATCTCCGAGAAAAGTCTCGAACTGCGCCCGCTGGTAAGAGGTGGTGCCAAGATTGCGAAAAATACCGGGCGACTAGGTTTTTCCCAACTACTAGCGCACGATGTAAACCATGCCACAAGTCACACACCGAGGACCAGCGGGCGCAGAGGGTGTACTCACTGGCCCCCGGCGCGTACTTGAAGTTGTACAACCACCAGGGCGGTAAGTGTGCTATTTGCCAAAGGGCAACGGGTGCAACTAGGTCACTGTCCGTAGACCACGACCACTCTTGCTGTCCCGGTAAAGAGTCTTGTGGTGAATGCGTTCGCGGATTACTCTGCGGCGGTTGCAATTACAAAATACTCGGACACCTTAGGGATGATGTAGAAGCCCTTGAACGAGCGATCGAATATTTAAGAAACCCGCCTGCCTTAGCCGCGCTATCAGGTCGGGCACTTGACATACGACCGAAAGAAGGAACATGACAAATTACGAACTATGGGCCGACATCCCCTCTGGTGTCACGGTTTACGTACCAAACCACGCACTACTAGCGATCAAGCTGGAAAACGCCACTCTGGTGTCCATCACCGAAAACAAGGGGCGAGCGGGGTGGATTCAAACTACCGGTCGTCTCAAGGGTCCGTTCGAGGACGTGTACGGAGAACTGGTGTCCCTGGAGGAGTGCATCGTTCCGAAACCCGCTCCGAGGCAGTGGCAGTCACTACAGGACGTACCAAAGGGCGTTCAGGTTAGAGACAACGTGGGCGATCGCTGGAAGCGCAAGAAGGGCGTTTGGCACTACAAAGAGGCCGACACCTGGTACTCAACCGACACGGTCCCCCGCGCAGACGACTTCGGACCATTCACGGAGATCGTGAAGGGTGCCTAGAGTAGGCGCATCGAAGCCGGGGGTCCGAAGCCACAACTACAAGGGACGAAACGTAGTGTATCGCTCTGCACATACCCGCATAAACAAACTGTGGGGTTCTGCGAAGTTGTACCACTGCGTGAAATGTGGTCTGTCGGCGCAAGAGTGGGCATACGACGGAACTGATCCAGAGCAGCTTACTCACATGTACAAGGGTCGATACCCGATGTACTACAGCCCAGACCCAGAGTTCTATATGCCGTTGTGTATACCCTGTCACCGGGCGCGGGATCTCGGAAAGTCGGTGTGTGTCAACGGTCACGAGCTATTTGGTGACAATCTTATCCGCGTCAAGTCGAGGCCGAACATAAAGCGTTGCAGGGAATGCTATCTAGCAGTCCAGCGACGACAGCACTTACGGCGCAAGGCTATTAAGTGCCAATCGTAGCAACGATACATAGATATCATCCGAGCTGGGTCGCACCACCGTTGGGAACTGGCTGGTGTAGATGTCTATGCCCGTTTCATGGGGACGAAACCCCCTCGGGTGCAGTTCACTACGAGTATGACGCTTTTTCCTGCCTCGCGTGTGGGGTCAAGGGTGATGCAGTGGCACTTATCAAGAAGCAGGAAGGAGTGACCCATCGAGAGGCAGTCACGATCGCACAGACTCTTCTTGAAGGAGGCGACGGAGAAGTACCACCGGTCGTTCAAGGGCAGTCCAGCCGAAGAGTATTTGGCGAGTCGGGGTCTAACAGTACCGGCGATAGTGGACGAACCGGAAGACAAAGCATACTTCCGACTCGGGTACGTAGACGACCCTTTGGCGGGACATGAAATGTACCGGGGGATGTTGGCCCTTCCGTATCTGCGTAAATCGTACGAGTTCGGGTGGGGCGTAGCGTCTATCCGGTTCCGGTGTATCGAAGAACACGAACATCACGGTCACGGTAAGTACATGACGGTCGCGGGGGATCGGCCACGGTTGTACAACACGTTGTCGTTGTGGAAGGGCGCGGAGAAGGTGGCGATTACCGAAGGCGAGCTAGACGCTATCGCCGCCGAGTCATGCGGTATCCGTGCGGTTGGGGTTCCGGGTGCTACTTCATGGCAACGGTATTTCCGTGAACCGTTCCTCGGGTATCAGACGGTGTACATCCTCGCGGACGGGGATGAGGCCGGTATGCAGTTCGCCAACACCGTGGCGTCGGACCTACCGAACGCACGGATCGTGCCGATGCCAAAAGGCTCGGACGTTAACGACTTCGTTCTCAGAGAAGGACGAGAAGCATTGAAAGACAGATTGAAATGATGGACTACGACTTGGGGTTGGAGATACACCCGAAGAGACGGGAGAACACGTACCGGGACGAGGCGCTGGATGACTGGGCTCAGGGTCACCGTTCTACGGTTGTCGCGTATTACGGAGACCGACTTATCCGGTATACGGATGCTGACGGCTGGGGTGATTGGGAGCAGATCGCGTGATACAGGTATTCGGGAAGCCAGATTGTCCCGGTTGCGAGCAGGTCAAGAAGCTGTTGGACCGCGAGGGTGCGGTGTACGAGTACTACGACGTGACAGCCAGTGATTGGGCGTTGTGCGTTCTGAAAGAACATGGCGTCAAACAGGTTCCGTTGGTGTTGTCGTGGACCCATCAACCGATCGTCGGGTTCAAGCCCGACGTGATCAAACAAGTAGTGCGGGCTTACGAGCAATCCGCACCTTCGGGCGCATCGCCCTTGACATACGACCAGGAGGAAAGATGACAGACACGTTAGTGCGTGGTATTGGCGAGAAGACCGTAGTAACAAAAACAACCTACTCGGGTGGAGTTAGTGAAACTTGCTACGGACACTTAGTTCTCAAAGTAGGTAAGGAAGTACTGGCCACCAGTGCACCACACCACGAAGACCACACCGCACCGGGTGAATGGCTTGTCTCTATCGCTGGGTCACGCAACGAGTTCTGGGTTAGGGACCGAGAGGAGGCCATCGACGCCTTGGATGACATTGGCCGGTTCTACCTCGCGGTGAAAGCTGGTGAAGTGTGACGGAATCTATTCTCCAAGAGGCGGAACGGATCATCAACGGCGACAGGGCTGAACAGTACGGAGATGCTGCTGAGTCGTTCACGGACATCGCAAAGCGATGGACGATCGAGCTGGACGACCGTCTGTCGGCACCGGTAACGGCGTTGGACGTGGCACGAATGATGACTCAGCTCAAGATGTCCCGGTCACGGTCTACGTACCACCGGGATTCGTACGTCGACGGTGCCGGGTATCTGGGTCTGACGGATAGGTTTGGTCGACACCGTCAAAGCCGAAACGGTACCGAGGGTGTGGGACAAGATTAGGCAAGTACCCGATGACGTCTGGGTGAAGGATTGCGAAGGCGACAAGTTCATCTGGCGTGATAGGAAACTCTACTACGGCTCCCGCCCTTGGGGCGATGTCAGTATTCACTTCGATAACGGCCTGGGACCGTTCACAGAGGTGATCGATGACTGACGAGGAGTGGCGACCGGTGATCGGTTGGGACGGGTATGAAGTGTCCAACTACGGCAACGTTCGTAGTTACCGGAAACCAGGTCGGGGCAACCTTTACGTCGAGCCCCGTCCGAGAAAGCTAGTAGAAGACTCAGACGGTTACTTGCGACTAGTTCTCTCAAATGGGCCTAGGAGAAAGTTTAGGGGTGTACATCAACTTGTCGCAGAAGCCTTCCTAGCGGAATCACAGTTTGAAGGCGCGATCGTTCTCCACAAAGACGACAATCCGAAACACAATCACGTCAGCAACCTAGAGTGGGGCACCCACGCTGACAATATGCGAGATCGTATGACCAACAAGGGGTTAGGGGTCAGGCTATCCGCTGACGATGTAGTTGAGATCAAGCGCCTGTACGAGATGGGATTTACACAACGCGAGATAGCACGTGTATTCAGAACAACTCAATCGTACGTACACAACCTAATCTCTAGCAAACAGCGGAAGGATGTCGCATGACAAGACGTGTGGCAATAATTTCGGACATCCAATGGCCTTATCACGACCGTAAGGCCGTCAAAGCGGTCATCCAGTACATCCACGACACACAACCCGAAGAGGTTGTGTTGATAGGTGATTGTCTAGATTTCCCGCAACCGGCTCGGTGGTCCAAGGACACCCGATCGGAGTTCGAAGGGTCGATCTACAACGACGTCAAGGGATTCCAGGAGAAGGTGTTGGCCGTCCTTCGGGACGGATACGACGGACCTATCGGGATGCACGAAGGCAACCACGACCTGCGTCCTCGCGCGTATCTGGAGAAGTACTCCCCGGCGCTGGCGGGTACCAACGCGTTCAACATCGAAGTGCTTTGCGACTTCGAGCAGTTCGACATCACGTTGTTGCCGACGTTCTACGATATCGCTCCGGGTTGGGTCTCCACCCACGGCCACCTTGGCGGTATCTCGTTGAACCGTATCGCCGGTAATACGGCGATGGGTGCGGCCCGGAAATTCAACAAGTCGGTAGTGATGGGTCATACCCACCGACTCGGAATCATCTCCGAGACACGAGGTTACGGCGGCAAGGTGACGTCTCAGCTGACAGGTATGGAAGTCGGGAACCTGATGGATATGACGTTGGCCCACTACCTGAAATCCGGCACTGCTAATTGGCAGCAAGGTTTCGGTCTCCTGACGGTTGATGGGCAGCACGTGAAACCGGAAATCGTAGAGATCAAGAAGGGTCGATTCTCGGTCGACGGGGAAGTTTGGGAGGTCTAGGCGCTATGAACGGAGTTCATGAGCTGGAGGCCCCTGTCTTTGACAGGAGCCGTACTTGACATACGACCCGACGGATCGGTTGGTCGGAGATGGTTGGGTGCGCCTGAAGGTTGGAAGCCAAAGGGCTACAGATGAATACCTTCTGCACCCTACCCGTCCATGGTTGAAAGCGGACCTAGCCCGTACCGATGGATCGGCACAAATCGATCTGACGTTCTACGAGATTGTGGCGGACTTTTGGCTGAGCTTGACACAGTAATAGACGGGATCTTCCGACGAGCCGCCGCGAAGGCGTTGTTGGAGTGGGGTTGGGATGAGAGCCAGTATCTAGACGATCTAGCTCAGTCTATGTGGGTCTGGTATCTCGAACGCCCCAGTGTTCAAACACAGTTCGCGCAACTGATCGAAGACGATCAAACGCCGCTTGTGCGGAACCTGGCCAACAAAGCTGCCGAACAGCTGCTGTCAGAGGAACGTTACGAGTTAAACCTGTTCGAGGACAAGTCGTTGTACTCGTCTGACTCAGTACGGGAAGCGCTTCGGGGTGAGTCCACGAACAAGTATCTGATGGGTGCGTTGCCGATAGCCATAGAGTCCGTGGGCCGTAAGTGGCCTGATCACGCGGAGGCCATCCGAGTTCGGTACGACGACGGTGTCGTACCCACTAGGGACTCCCCTGCAAAATACGTGCTCATTCGCGCTGTCAAGTCTCTGACCGAAGAGGTCAACGCGATGTATATCGCGGACGACGTCAAAGGCATCGGAAGCAAAGACGTGATGTTCCCCGAACAGCGAAAGCGCAAGGGGCAGCACGGAGACCCAACCGGTGACGTGGCGATGGCGTTGATCGATCACGGGGACAACATCATCCCGGTAGTGGACCGAACCGGGGAGGTAACGGCGATAACTACATATAGAAGGGAGTTCTACGGTGATGAACTTATTCGACGGCCAGTTTAACGGGATGCCACATTCCGAGATGTACAGGGCGGAAGTGTTTCCCGAACTCTTCCCGCACGAGAAGCGGATGCGGATAGAGAACTGGAGTCAACAGGACCGCGAGATGTTTTGCGGCGGCGAGTACACCAAGGCGGACGTATGACGAAGGACGACACCTGGTACCTGCAACAGGTCGGTGACGAGGAGTCGATAGTCGTAATCCCAGGCATCCCAGAGTATTCCGAAGAACGGCCCCTTATGAAACGGGAACCGCAAACCGGACGTGTCATTGTGCGGTTTGAAGGCCGTATGCACTTCGACCCGGAACCAAGATACGTTCCCGAGCACTGGCGGTACTGCGACAACGGGGACCATGTTACGTCAGACACGGGGAGTTGGACTGTAGTTGCGACATCGACAGGGGCTTGGCTTGGATAAGTTTAAGTGGGTGAACGAGACCGGAAAACTGGTCTATGAACGGACTTACGCGAGGGTAAAGCCCAACGGTGAAAAAGAGCAGTGGCCGGAAACAGTGGAACGAGTAGTCGACGGGAATCTGGCACTGGTCGATAAGCGGTACGAGCTGGAGAACGAACGCGAAGACCTAATCCGTCTGATGACGGACTTCAAGATCCTCCCGGCTGGTCGTCATCTGTGGGCGTCGGGCGTGAAGAACGCACAACACTTGTTCAACTGCTGGGTATCGGGTTGGACCGAAAAACCTTCGGATCACTTCGAGTTCACGTTCATGCGCCTGATGGAAGGCGGGGGTGTAGGGGCTAACTACTCCAACAGGTTCCTACAGCACTTCCCGTTGATCCAACACTTCCTACAGGTTGAAATCGTCTGCGACCCAGAGCATCCCGATTACGAAACGCTCAAGGCTGAAGGCGTGTTGTCTACGCTGTACGACTACGAGTGGGAGGGTGCCTACCCTATCGAGGACTCCCGAGAGGGTTGGGCGGCTGCGCTGGTCGACCTGATCGACACTCACTACCGGGAGGACACCGTCCACTTCAACCGGGTTTACGACGTGTCGCGGATACGGCATGCGGGCGCTCGTCTGAAGACGTTTGGTGGTCGTGCATCGGGTCCGCTTCCGTTGGCCCACATGTTGATAGAAGTATCGAAGATACTGAGCGACAAACAGGGTTACCGGCTGGACGGTATGTCGGCTATGGAGATGGACCACGAGATCGCCAAGTGTGTTGTGGCGGGCGGTGTTCGACGTTCGGCCCGTATGGCGATGATGCACTGGGCTGATGACCAGATCTACGAGTTCGTTAGCTGCAAGGCCAATTCGGGCTCGCATTGGACGACCAATATCTCAGTAGAAGTAGACGACAGGTTCTGGAGATACGTTCATGAAGGTCCCGAATTTGAGGGCTATGGCTCCCTGTTCCTGGAGAATCGAGCGCGGGGTGTACTGGGCGAACTCTCGTACGGGGCCGTCCGCAACGGTGAACCGGGTATGTGGGACTCGTCGTTGTCTAACGTCGGGGAGCCCAACACGGTGGTCTGCACCAACCCATGCGGGGAAATCACCCTCGAACCATGGGAACCGTGCAACCTAGGCCACGTCAACCTGGCCGCGTTCGTAGACGAGTACGGAAACGAGTCGCTGTTCGAGGTCTACAAAGCCCACCAGCTGATGACGCGGTTCCTAATCCGCGCGACGTTTGCCGCCGTTGGCGACGACAAGTCCCGAGAAGTACTGGATCGCAACCGCCGAATCGGTGTGGGTCATCTTGGGGTGGCCTCGTACCTGGCGATGACCGGTCGGAAGTACTCGGACGCACCGGCTGACCCGGAGTTCAAGGCGAAGCTGCGATCCTGGGCCGCTGCCGTGGACGACGAGGCCGTGAGGTTCTGTCACCAGCTGCGTATCCCGGTGCCAGTCAAGAAGCGGACGGTAGCCCCCACGGGGACTATCGCGAAGATGCCCGGAGTATCAGAAGGTATCCACCCGATCTTCTCCCGGTACTTCAACCGCCGTATCCGTTTCAACACACGCGGTGACGATCTGGCACAGGTGGACGAACTGCGGGAGCAGGGATTCCACGTAGAGGACGACCTGTACGCCCCGGACACGTTGGTAGTAACCATTCCTACCAAGGACACGCTAGTGGCCGCTGTGGGGGCCATCCACGGCCCGGAACGGGCAGAGGAATTGGTGCAGTCAGCCGACGAGTTGTCGCTCAACGAGTTGCTGGCGTTCCAGGCGATGTACCAGACGTGCTGGGCGGACAACGCGGTGTCGTTCACGGCCAACGTCGACCCGGATAAGTACACGGCGCAAGACGTGTCGGATCAGTTGGTCCGGTTCGCGGGGTTGATTAAAGGTGCGACCGTATTCCCGGAATCGTCTATGCCGCAATCACCATACGAACGGATATCGAAGGAGGAGTATGAAGCGTCACAGGCCAAATCCGTCAGCGACGGCGTTGACGAAGAATGCAAGGGCAACTCTTGTCCCATACGCTGATTGAAAATTGGCGTTGGGTAGTCGGATACGAAGGACGTTATGAGGTATCCGACCAAGGGCGAATTCGATCCTGGTTGAACCGGGGAGGACATCCAACCAGGCCTTCGAAGCCTGCATTGATGAAGACTACCTCCAATTACGCTGGCTACCAGGTAATCACGTTGTCCCAGGACGGAAACCGCACCCAGCATCGGTTTCATTGTTTGGTGCTAGAGGCGTTCGTAGGCCCGCGACCAAAAGGGTATCAAGGCGCACACAACGATGACGACAAGACAAACAACAACTTGTCGAACCTGGCGTGGAAGTCAGTTGGGGACAACATCATTGATCGCCATAACAACGGTCGGACTGCGAGAGGAGGGCGGGCAGGTGGTTATAAGCATGGGAAGTTCATCGGAAACAACCGGCGCTACTACCCACCAAAGCATGTCGCGGATCTCCCGGTCCCTATCCGGTAACGGTATGTGGGCAGCGATAGCCGCTGCCGTTCTCTACCACGAGATTAATTGTCGTGAAGGGGAACTCCTGTCGGAAGCCGTGGATCGGGGATTGGCTAAACACCCGGTACCTATCTATGTGCTCGTCCTAGTAACGGCAGCCCACCTACTGAATTGGCTGCCGTCCCAAACCGATCCGTATCACCTGATCGGTGTTTTGTTCAAGAAGTCGAAAGGTAAACATGACTGATATCGAAGACGACCCGTTCGCACCCAAAGCCCCGGAACCCGTTGTGGTGGAGAGTACGGGCGGCGGTGGGGGTGCGGGCGCACAGGGGACAGCGCCCGTAGTGAAGATCAGCGGTAGCGCCAAGGTCCCCGGTGAAGGGAAGTTGGTAACGACGCTGAAAGGCGGTGCTTCGTTTACAGACCCGTGGATCGTTCTGCATGCGGAGTCTCTGGAGGAGACGGAAGAGTTCTTCTCCAAGGGGAACGCTCCCCGTCTCGCCTCGCTAATGGAGCGAGTCCAGAACGCGGGTAAGCACTTTGTGAGCCTCGGCGGCGGTTCTACCCCCACGGCACCTGCTGCACCAGCAGAGCCCCGGTCCAACGCACCGATACCGGCACAGTCAGCGCCAGGAGGGGAAACGCGCCACTGCCAACACGGGAAGATGGTGTACCGAACCGGAAGAGGCGCTAAGGGTGTGTGGAAGGGATTCTTCTGCCCGACCCCCAAGGACACACCCGACCAGTGCAGCCCTGAGTTCCTGCGGTAGCCGTGTCTGACTTTGAGGATCTGATGGAGGGGGCGGGGTTCGACCCCCCGCCTCCCCCGGAGGTGTTCGACTTCGAGGTCCACCTAATCGGCGAAGACGAACCAATCCGGGTACCTAAGAGCCGGTTGACGTTTGACGGAGACGAACTCGTACTAACCGGCGACACAGGTAGTTTCACGTCGTTTCGGTGGGAGTTGGTCGAGTACTACACGGGGAAAGCGGTTCGATGAGTGGATGCGGATCGGCTAGTGGTGAACACATCATGGAGACATGTGACTGCGGCGACGAACAGTGCTATCTCATGGTTTGCATCTGGTGTGAATACACAGACGTCAGTGGTTATTTATGACCACGTTCACGATGGACATCGAAGACTACGACGCGTTGATCGCGGAGGTCGAACGGTTGACCGAAGTCAACAAACGGCTGAAATCCCAAATACGCCAACAACCCTCGAACAAAAAGAAGCTGACGTGGTCGGAGGTGAAGCAGATCCGGGACCTGTACCGCAAGGGGTACAAGGTCAAAGAACTAGCAACCATCTTCGACGTAAACCATTCAACGATCTCTCGGATCGTGAGAAACATCTATTTCAAGGAGAACCGATGACTGAGTCACCAAACAGTACGACCCTCGAGATTGTCCCCGCTGGCCCGTCGATCCACGAACGTATCCAAGAGATCCTGTTCGATCAGTTGTTCGCCTACAGCGAGTGGCTAGACGGAGACCAGCACTTGATCGTGGGTGACAACGTGTCCGAGGACAAGCGATCTCACGACCAGCTGGTCAGGGACTTCCTAGCGGCGCAGGGGTAGCCGTGGACGAGACGCTAGAGCACATCCTCCAAAGCTATCTACACGGCTTGGGTCTCTCCCAAGAACGATCGCACATGGCAACGCACATCGTCTACCACATGATAAACGGGTACCAGTCACGTCAATAGGAGCGAAATGGCCGAAGGCACACTAACGTTCGATATAGAAAGCCACTCGGCAGAGCTTCTGTACTCGATGGAACCGGAAGAGTTCATTCGACTCATCGGGTACGCCTGGGGTGACGGTGAGGTGGTTCTGACCACCGACCTGGACGAGATCAAACACCAGATCCTCAAGGCCCGCTGGATAATCGGTCACAACATCCACGCGTTCGATCTCCGTGCGGTGTTCGGTATCAAGTCCGACATCCCGCTAGAACTAGCCCAACAGCGGAGGGTGTATGACACGTGGACCCATGCGGCGCTGGTGAATCCGGCTCCGTACATGTTCGTCAACCGCCACGGAAAGAACGCGCTGGCCAACTCCCCCGACAAGATGAAGCGGTGGTTCAGCCTGGACGAGCAGGCACACCAGCTCGGGGTACCGGGGAAGACCCACGACCTGAAGGCGTTGGCCAAAGAGTTCGGCGGGTTCGGTTCTATCCCGGTGGACGACGAACGGTATCGGGAGTACCTGATCGGTGACGTCGTAGCATCCCGAGTGGTAGCCCAAGAACTGCTGAAGAAGGGCAAGCTGGACGACTACGCGATGCGTGAGCAGGAGATAGCGGCAAGAGCTGCCGTCATATCCTCCAACGGTTTACGGGTTGACGTAGAAGCAGCCAAAGCCCGCGTCGAAGAGCTCCGGGTTCGCCGTGAGGCGATCTTGTCCGAACTCCAGACCAAGTACGGTCTGCCGACCGAGGGTAAGAGCCCGTGGGCTACGACAGCCGGTAAAGAAGCCATCATGGCGGCGTTGGCCGATCACGGAATTACCCCGAAGTCCCGCAAGGACTGGACCAAGACATCGACCGGAAACCTGTCGTTGGGTGGCGAGGTTCTTACCGAGCTGACCAAAGGCACGTCGGCGGAAGATCTCGGGAAAGCGCTGGCGGAACTGAAGGGCCAGCGGTCGTTGGCTCAGCTAGCGTTGGATTCCACACACCCGGACGGGTTTGTACACCCGGATATCACGATGCTCCAACGGTCGGGGCGGTGGAGTACCACCGAGCCGGGGTTGACGGTCTGGACATCCAGAGGCGAAGGTGCGGTGGAGAAGTCGTACTTCGTACCGGACTCCGACGACGAGGTGTTGTTGGAGCTGGATTACTCGAACGCCGACGCTCGTATCGTCGCTGCCTACTCGGGGGACCGTAAGTACGCGGAGCGGTTCGAGCCGGGAGCGGACGGCCACATGATCAACGCGATAGCCGCATGGGGCCGTGAAGTAGTGGAGTCTGACCCGAAGAAGTACCGGCAGATGGCGAAGCCGTTGGGACACGGTTGGTCTTACGGTGGTCGCCCTGGTGGTCTGGTTCGGGTGACCGGTCTGCCGTTCACGACGGCCAAGAAGTTCTGCGACGGAATGGATTCTACGTTCGTTGCGTTGGTGGACTGGCAGAACCGGGTCCGTGACGAAGCCACACGCGGGTACGTGATGAACGAGTGGGGCCGGAAGCTCTGGGTTGAGAAAGACAGGATCTTCACACAGGCCCCGGCCCTGAAGGGCCAGAACGGTACTCGGGAGATCGTGTGCGATGCGCTGTTGCGTATGCCTCCGCACATACTGCGCCGGGTGAAGGCGCAGATTCACGACGCGGTGTTGTTCTCGGTTCCGCGTGAGAACTGGGAAGCGTGCCGAGATTACTTGGTACGCCTGATGGAAACCGAGTTCCAACCCTCCGCAGGAGGCCAGCTAGTCGAGTTCCCGGTGTCTGCCGGACCGGCTGGGGCCAACTGGATGGAGGCTTCACATGAATAGGCGTCACAGTGACGTTTCTAACTTGACATACGACCAGGAGTAACATGTACGCAAAAGAAGAACTGAACACCGATTGGGACGATGAAGACGACGGCACTATGCCGGGGAATGTCGATGACCTAGCAGATGCCGTGGTTGGTCATCGAATTGTAAGCGCCGGGTACGAGGAAGTACCGCATCCCTGGTTTAGGGATCGGAAAGTTCAGGAGTTTGTAATCGAGTTAGACAACGGGACTCGTGTCCAGCTCGGGGATACCCACGACTGCTGTGCCTACACGGAACTGATTGGATTCCTGCTTCACGCGGACAAGATCGATCACATCATCACGGGTGTAGGCACCACCGACCGTTTCAATACGTGGCATATCTACGCGGACTTCGGGGATGTTCTGGAGTTGAATGTCGGTTGGTCGTGTGGGAATCCGTTCTACTACGGATACGGATTTGACATCGACGTTGTTCCGCTGGAGTCCGATGGACATCCGTGAATTTCTAGACGAGTTTTACCAAATGTTCTGCCGAACAACCGGCGATGAACACACGTTCTGGGCAGTCGACAAAGTCGAAGCGGAAGACGGTTCTGTCACTTGGAATCTCTACGCCGCGAACGCGGAGCAAGAACAGACGTTGTTGGCCACGTTCTACTACGAAGTAGATGTGGACTTCACGGCGAGCATCCACGGCGCTCTGCCGGATCTGGTTCGTCGTACCCACGAGGCGCTGGACGAGGCCGATCGGTTGGACGAACAGCGAGACGAACAAGAGATTCGAATCGCGGGGTTGGAAGAGACGATCGACGAATTGAATGGTCGGATCAACGAGTTGGAACACGACTTGTCGAAGGCGTCAAAATGACGTTCCTACTGTCTTCTGCAATCGTCTTCTACGCCATCGTGTCCGTTGCGTTCGCGGGGATTCTGCTAAACCCCGTGTGTCAACACATGGCTTATCGGTTGGACCGTATTGCAGAACGAAGCGGGACGCTGACGATGGCTACCATCGTCTTCGGGATTCCTGCGATGTTCGTCGTGTTGACGGTCGTTTGGCCCGTGCTGCTGTATCGACAAATCAAGAAGGAGTTGGCGGATGCTGACTGA